TCCTGGGTTGTTTTGTCATGCTTCTTTTCTAACTCATCAATCCCTTCTTTAATATCATCCAAACCCTCTGGATAAATGATTGATTTTAAGATACTTTTTTCGACCTCCAAGGGCATTTCTAAACCTTCTACATTTTTCCAATCCGTATCTCTGTAAGGGACACTTAATAAAGGTTCGGTCCATGGAATATCTTCTTTCCTCCTCGTCATATTTCCTCTTAAACGCGCTTGGATTTTAGTCGCTGCTTTCTTTTTCTTGGATAAACGACTCCTTGTCGCTCGTTGTATTTTACGTGCTGACTTATCTTTTTTAGAACCCTTACTTTTACTCTTACTTTTACTCTTACTTTTACTCTTACTTTTACTTTTACTTTTACTTTTACTCTTTTTACGTGTATACCTAGGTACAAAATCATCACCTGTTTCCCATGATTGTTGAAAAGAAGATCTTTTTGAACTTTTAGACTTCTTTTGCATAAATATATAATATATGTAATATTATAATGTATAAAAGGAGTAATAAAAGAAGAACGAATCAAAAGAAAAGAAAAACTCATCGTAGATCACAGCGTCGTAAATCATATTCTAAGAAAACAAAAACAAAAACAAAACCAAAATCAAAACCTTCAGTCCATAATCCTATTTCTCCATGCGTTAAACTATTCAAGAAATACGGTTTAACAAATCAATCAAAAACTGTTAAATGGATTAATAAAAATCATCCAGATCATGCGGTTGCCCGTGGCTCTGTTCAGTCTAAAACTTTAACGGATGACTACAAATTCATTACAGGGTGTTTTGCAATGCGCAAACAAATTTATAAAATGATGAAATCGAAAACCAAATCCAAAAAAAAATCAAAATCTAAATCTGTAAAAGCAATTCAATAAAATAAATTATCTCTTCTTTCTTTTTGTCCTCTTTTTCTTTTTACTACGTTTATTACGTTTACTTTTCCCCCCTTTTGTGATCTGAACTCTTCCAGCTACAAATGCGGATTGTTTATTTAGAATATCTTTAATTTTATTCTTTGCTTGTGTAATTGCTTTAGAATTGTTTGATTTTTCTTCCAATTTAGCAATTGTTTTTTCAAGTTCAATAATTTCGGGAGTTTTCTTTGGTCGTAATGCAAGAGGGGCATATACGAGGTTTAAATAATTACTTTTTTTAATAATATCTTTGATCTCTTTCGGAGATAAATTATCTAATCCTCTTGTATTTATACGCTCACTTAATTGAATACCATCGCGCGTTGATAATGAAAATTTCCCCTTAAAACTTTTTTCATACGATGATCCTGGCTTTATTTTTTGGAATATTTTTTTAAGAAAATCATGCATATCACTTTCTTTCTCCCCTTTATATTCTCCAGAATCTATCTCAACAACTCCGAAACCTGATACATTGACTTTTACCATATGTGTTCTACTTTTACTCCTACTCTTACTTTTACTTTTACTCCTACTCTTACTTTTACTTTTACTTTTACTTTTACTCTTACTCTTAGAAATATTTGATCTTTTACTTCTCTTCTTTGAATACATCGGGGCAAAATCATCACCTGTTTCCCATGCTTGTTTGAAAGCCTTTGACATATACTATATATTTTATTAAAATTTGATTAAATAGTAGTATTTAAATACTACTATTAAATAATAAGATAAAAAAATGACACAATACCGAATCGAATGGAGGCTTCTGAAGTATTCTCGAAGTTCGTCTCATGGTGATTGGCATGATTCAAAGAAATTTTTAGAACAAAATGTTGAGATTTTAAATAAAAAACATCGGGGTGAAATCCATCATTGGATTGCTACAAGATAACCTTTAAAATCCAGGCATCATGAGTTCAACCTCTGGAGGAGGTAATCGACTTGGTTCCCATCGGGGTTGAGGTTGAGGTCTTTGACTGTGTAAATATTCAGCAGCAGCTAGATCTTCTCGAACCTTTTTATGATCTTCTTCTACTTTTTTTAACTCCTCTGATTTGAAATACGCAGGATAAATTAATTCTGACTTTGGTCCACTATGTAAAGTCCATCCTTGAGCTTTTACAGAGGGTTCTTTTTTGATCTTATTACTTCTGAACCCTACTTTCTTATTCTTTACTTTTTTCGATTTCTTTGTTCCACCATAGATTTTTCTACCTCGGCTTTTTTTACTACTCCGTTTTACTTTTCTGCCTTTACTCCGTTTTACTTTTCTACCTCTACTTTTTTTATTACTCCGTTGGACCATATATATTAATTGGATATAAAAAATGAAATCTCCAACACCTTTAGAAAAAGCACAGAAAGCCGTTGATGAAAAATTTAAGGTCATTACAATTCAGGTATTTTTGCATTCTTAAAAAGAGAGATAGTAGACTCTATAATTTACCAATTAGTGTAGTACAATTTTACTCATTCATTTTAATTATATATTTTTTTATATTATATATATATAATAATATAATATAATATGAATTTCAAAAAAAAACATAAAAAATTATTAAAATGTATTTTAATTATATTTATCCTTTGGAGTTTCTACAAGTATTATACGAAGAATAAAATTATTGAGGGACATAGTGGAGGGAACCCTAGCAGTCGAAGGCCGCGACGGCGGCGGGGCTGGGCTGAAAAATTTAAGGCAATTACTCATAGACATGGTCCAGGATACTCAGGTAGCTTTGGAGCTGGTTCCCATGGAACATTAACTTTATTAAATGGTGAAAAAACTTGTCCTATCGGTTATAATTGGCACAACGCTGGAGCAAGTATTTGGTTTAAAAATTCAAGTAGATTCGTTCCTTGGTCGCCATGGGCTGGTGGTAGACATTGTGTGTGTCCTGATGGAGGTAAAGGAATAGATAATGTCATTGAAGATATTCACCCGAATGGAAGATTGAAACGCTGTAGACTTAAAGAAAAAATTTCACATTATAAAAGTGATTTGGACGACGCTGCGGATTTAATTTCACCTGAAAACGTAGTCCAGGCTTTGTCGGTGACAGATGGTCAAGAGAATAATCCGTGTATAGATAGTCAACAATGGAAACCAATCTGGAGGTGTTATTGGCCTGAACTTGAAGCACTTAAAAATTCGAATGGTTTAGTACCATGGTGTAGTAGGGTTCCAGAGGTTAGTGGTGAGGCGTTATTATCGATGCTTGAAGGTAAAGATTATCAGCAGCTGCTCCCGAGCCCGGGAACGCCCTGCTACGGGGGGCTGAGCAACGGGGGCTGGACGAGAAGGCGCGCTCAAGATATCCTAGATGAAATAGAATCCTATGAGCCCTGGACTTCTCGTCTTGATGAAGATGAGAAGGAAGTTCCATATTATAAAAGATATTTACAGGCGATTGTTAATGAAGATTGGGATATGATTAAGATATTAATGAATAAAGAGACGTTCGGAGACCATTTTTTTATAGGTTTGGGGGGGGGCGCAGAATTTTTAGTAACCTTCTCTAAGAATACAATAAAAAAACTTAGAAAGGATAACAACAATAATATGGAAGTGGTAAACCGTACTTTAGATAGAATTAAAGAATATCTAACGAGGACGATACAGATAATGACACATAGATTGCCAAGCTACTGGGATGATGTTCTTGGAAGGGAGGTTTCTATCAAACAAAAGTTAACTGGTGACGATTTGGCTCGTGGTCTCCCATTTCGAAGTTCATTTAATGATACAGTCCACGGCGAATGGGTCCGTGAATTTCAAGATTTACCTTATAAAAAAAGCCATCATCGTTTAGATATATATAATACCCCACCGATCCTGCGGCGCGGCGGGGGCCCCGGGACGCCGCGCCGCAGGATCGGTGGTGGCGGCACCCCGAGCTCAGCGAGAGATTCACCGTCTGAAGAGGTAATTGGCGATATGGATTTTGATATAAATAATAATCCCAATCATTATGAATATTTTAATCAAGGATGGGGAGAGGGGGCATCAAGATGGAAGGATGCTACGTGGGCGCGCGGGGCGGAGGGGGTAGCCCACCATCGCGGTACGTGGAATATCGGTCTTCCAACCCTAGTATGTAATATGGACCATATAATTAACCGGGGATCAACAGTTGTACATGAAATGGCACATTGCATTCATAATAAATTAAATATAGAAAGGAGCACTTTATTAAAAAATTTTTATTATAAATGGAAACTAAATTGTGGACCATTGACACATTCATGTATAAATGACGATCCATATCCATGTACAAATGATATGGAATTTTTTGCTGTTGCTAGTCAACATTGGTTTTTTATGCAAGTTGACTCCCCTGCCCTCACAAACATACCGTTTCTAGAATTACATCCCAGCCATATGGATAAGATTAAAATACGTCTTAATCATATAAAGGGACATAATATAAAGGATTGCGGGGAACCTGGTGATGGTGGAATTTGCGACAATGTGCCCCAAGGAACTATTGATCCAGGAACATGTGGCGGATGGAGTGAAGAACCTGATATCACTCTAGATTTTATAACGAGGGCAACCGGATGGAGTTGGGAGGGGCAGAACCTGCCAGCCGAGCAAGAGAATTTAATTAAAAATACCGAGTTTTCGTTATATGATTTTATGTCTAGTATTTACGGACCTCCAATAAATATATGTGATCCGAAACATGGCATAGAGAGTTTACATGAAGATGAAGGATGTTACCGGAAGTGTAATCCATTTGGCGGGGACTATCCGACCGATTTTATCAACCATGGAGACTCCCACCCATCTGACAGGGGCCGATAGGATTAAATAATTCTTATTGGTTCTTTATAATAGATTCCTTTCGATAACCTTTTGATATGTTTTTCAGAAGGTGATTTTAATTCTACTTTATACAAATCATTCATCAATTCTTCTCCATTATTGTTGTATAATAGTTGATTATTTTTATAAACTTTATTATATACTTCTAATATAGTGCTAGTTATTAATCCATATTTCTTAAACATGCTTGATGAGTACCAGAAATTATTTATCTTCTCGTTATAATAATAGTATTGCATATCTATTAACATCTTATATTTATCATGTCCAAGATTCATTGAATAAATCATTAAATCGCGGATTTTTATTAATTCACTATCTGTTGGATCATCTTTTTTTGTAGCTATTATATCTATATCCCACGTTTTTTCTTTATCTTCAAGATACTTACCACAAACATATATTTCTATATCTATTTTATTTTGAATTATATATTCTTCAATGTCTTTACACCAAGCTTTAAATCTCACTTCTTGTGGCCTTTCCCATGGTTTATATACTTTTATGGGTCCTTTTATATAACTAAATTCTTGACAAACTTCATTATACCCATAGGGTGATAAAGTCATTTAAAGTAGTTAAATATTTTTTTAATGGATTATTTACACATTTAAGATTATTCAATATAATTTATCAAAATTTAATTTTCACCACTAAAAAATATTACAAATAGTATATTATAATGTTACAAGAAAGTATTAATGAAGAATCTCTTAATTTATCTCATGATGTCCCACCATCATTAGAAAGACAGGATACTATTCCATTTGTGGATGAAGATATACCAGAAGAACCAGAAGAACCGAAGGAATACTTTTTTTATCATAGTGCCCATGGAAACCTTGATTTAGAGTATCCTCTTGTAAGAAAAGGAAGCAACCCCCATCCATTGGGATGGCCATTAGTGGGTGTAATAGATCCAGATAAAACAATCACTATACTAATCAAAACAAATAGTATTATGGGATCATCCACATTAAGTTCACAAACTACCCTTACAGGGGATTTTGGTCTTGATTTTGTTGCAAAAGAAAAGAGATTTAAGGATTATCTCAGAATAGTGATCCACAATCGTCAAATTGTATCGGTTGATGTTCTTGATCCTCCTCCTCCACCTACACGAGGTGATCTTGTATCAAGAATTAGGGGTAGAGGAGCACCACAAAAACAAGGTAAGTGGGTATCATTTTATAATGCTGAAGATAGAAAATCAGTCGATTTACCAAATGTACGTTTTAGTTATGATTCAAAAGAAAATGCGGGGTTTCATTGTGGCTTCTTACAACTTGTCAAAGTTCCTCTTGAGGAAGGTAATCCTCAATCAGAATATATCTTTAATAATGTTAGTAAAACTCCGGATGGAGAAAATGATTGGATCCCGGGTCCAGAGCTAAGGAATCCTGAAGAAAAAGGGACAGCATTTATTCATGGTCCAGATAATTCAGTAATTGATAAGGTCCTTAGTCTTGTTGAATCAGAATTGTCGAGTACTCAACCAATTACGATTACAATTTATAATTCATCCTGCCTTTATGAACCGGATCATATAAAATTAATTGAACGTTTCCCTACATGGGCATATTTATATAGGAAATATATTACAACAGAATCTAAAAATTCTCTCAAAGAGTTTGAAACAGAACGAAGGAAACAATTACAAGAATACGAACGTATTCAAAAAGGTATTCAAGATTTCTTAAGGGCGCAAGCGGGTTGGAGAGAAGTATTAGAAGGCATTACATTAAAATTACAGAGGGAAGGTATTATAAAATATATTGTAGAAAATCCCGTTTACAGTAATTTAAAACCTTGGCAAGAATCAGACTGGATTGAATATAAAAAAAATCTAGAAACAATGGAGCTAGCGGACCTTGAACGAGAAGCAGAAGAAAATAAGTATGAAGCTCCCCTCATGGTGGAGGATATCAAAAATGGATTTACATTTTTTAATAATCCTGAATATATGAATACTTATTCTCAAATATATACGATTGAATCACACCTTGAAAAATTAAATAATGAATTATCACAAGAAAGATTAAGATTAGAACATACAGATATGAAAATAAGAAAAATCAATAATAATCTAGCAACTCAAAAAGAATTAGAAAAGTTAGGACCATTTGTTGAACATCCAGAAGGGAAAAGGGTAAGGAAAAAAAAAGAACATTTTGGAGGGAAGAAAAAGGGAAAGAGAGGGGGGGGGAAGAAGACTAAAAAAAGAAAAACTAAGAAAAGGAAGACATTGAAACGAAGAAAAACTAGAAAGACTAGAAAAAATAAAACGAAGAAGAAGGGTAAAAAATAATTTTTAATTTAAGGAAATAGTATGAAGTTACTATAAATGGACGTAATTAAACACGAATTGTATGATGCTCTTGTTCAGAAGTATAAATCAGAAATCCTATCTTATAGAACTACATTAAGGGTTTACTTTGAAAACCTTGTTGCAGTTGGAGAACATCCTATGCATCTTAAGGATATGGATGAACTAATTGAGAAAGCAGCGTGTGCGAATGACAAACTTAAGATGTTGCGTCTTATGTATAAGGAGATGTATAGCAAACTTTAGATTTATTTATAATTTCTACCATTTAATAACATTCTTCTCCCCATTTCTTTGATAAACAGTAACTACATTGTTTGATGTAATTTTATCTGGAAAATCAACCCATGTTAGATTCTCTAGTATCCTAAAGAATACCTCCTGAGGGAGTATGGAGAATATTGTATCTTCTTGATTAAAATAACATGATAATTGAATGATAATGTTCTTCATATGAAGGGGAAATAATGTATGCGTTTTAGGAGACCATTGAGGGTATTCTAGTTTTGAATATTCTGATAGAGGCTCTCTCCATAACTTATTTATTCTATTTTGCCTTATTGCTTGTTTTATTTGATACATTTTTTTTTCCTTAATGATTTTATTCATGAAGTAATCATCATCATCAAGTAGTCCTTTTATTTCCTTTTTCTTTTCTTTTTTTTTCGGTTGAGCTGAAAGGTTTTTATATTCTTCAATCTCAATAATCAACTTTTCAATTTCTTTTCGTAGGTCTTCTCCACCTACTCTTGCGAATTTAATACTTTTTTGTCTTAACTTTTTACAACATTTCCTTAATTCATTTTTTGATTCTATCGTGGTATCATTTGATTCTTCAACCGTGAGTCTATTGAACTTATTCATAATATTATGTATATTTTTGATTGTAAATATCAAATAATAAAAAATCAAATTTTATTATTTAAGATCATCCTTGAATAGAATAATAAATGGACGGTAAATCAGCAAAAGAACTTATTGATCAAGGAATAGGATACACTTACAATGATATTAATCTATTACCACGACATATTAAATCGGGGACAGAAGATATTAACCCAACTACAAAACTTACTCGAAACATTACGATTAAGTCTCCGTTTACAAGTAGTCCTATGGATACAGTCACAGAAGCAAAAATGGCGATTGCTATGGCATTACAAGGGGGGATTGGTTTTATTCATTACAATTGTAGTATTGAAGAACAAGTCGCGATGGTTCAAGAAGTAAAACGTTTTGAAAATGGTTTCATTACAGAACCTATTGTGATTCGTCCTGAACAAACAATAAAAGAGGTACTTACTTTAAGTAAGAAATATGGATTTTCAGGATTCCCTGTGACGATTGATGGTCAATTAGGAAGTCAATTCGTTGGGATACTGACAAGAAGGGATATTGAATCCATTGAAAATATGAAAGAAGTAGATACAATCTTAGTGAAAGACAAGATGATTACTGAAGATCTAGTTGTTGGATACAAAGGATGTAGTTTACTTGAAGCGAATAAATTATTGCGAAGTTCAAGGAAAGGGAAGTTACCAATTGTGAATGATAAGAATGAACTCATTGCTTTGATGTCACGGAAAGATTTATTGACAAATGAAGAATATCCAAATGCATCGAAAAACCCTCTTACTAAACAACTTCTTTGTGGAGCTACTGTAGGGACAAGGGATGAAGATCGTGAAAGGTTAAAAGCGTTAGTTGATGCTGGGATTGATGTTGTTATTTTTGATTCTTCACAGGGGGATTCAGAATACCAAATCAATATGATTAAATATACAAAATTAACTTTTCCATTGATTGATATTATTGGAGGAAATGTTGTAACAATTGAACAATGTAAGAATCTAATTGAAGCCGGTGTTGATGGTATTCGTGTCGGAATGGGTGTTGGTTCGATCTGTACAACACAGGAGGTATGTGCTGTTGGAAGAGCACAGGGAACAGCAGTTTATAAGACATCGCAATATTGTTCTGAACATGGGATACCTGTAATTGCTGATGGAGGAATAAGTAGTCCTGGATCTATTTGTAAAGCGTTAGCTCTTGGAGCATCAACAGTTATGTGTGGATCAATGTTAGCAGGGACAAATGAATCTCCAGGCGAATACTTTTACAGAGATGGTGTGAGAATGAAACGATATCGAGGAATGGGGTCAAAAGATGCCATTACAAAAAGACATGGGAATGCCGTTAGATATTACAATGATTTTAATAAAAATATCCCTATTGTATCCCAGGGCGTGAGTGGAACAGTTGCGGATAAAGGGTCTATTCATCGTTTTATACCTTATTTATTACAAGGATTGAGACATAGTTTACAGAATATAGGGTGTTTGACGATTAAGGAATTACATCAGATTATGAATTCAGGGATTTTAAGGTTTGAAATCCGTTCTCATGCATCTCAATTGGAAGGGGGAGTTCATTCATTAACGAATGTTGATCGGAATGAATATTAAATTATTTCTATAATATAATCTATCGATGAATGTATTGTGTATCCAAAGGTTATATCCCTCCGTGTATAGATCGCTTTTGAATAGTTTTAATCAATACTATCATACTAAATTAATAGATCACTATGAAAATCCACGTAATATTGGGAGTTTAGATAGTAATGATAGTAATGTAGGTACTGGGTTAGTTGGTGCTCCAGCATGCGGTGATGTAATGAAGTTAAATATTAGAGTCGATGAAAATGGTATCATTACAGAGAGTAAATTTAAAACATTCGGTTGTGGATCTGCGATTGCTTCTTCTTCTTTAGTTACAGAATGGATCAAAGATAAACATATTGATGATGCATATATGATTTCAAATAAAGAGATTGCAAAAGAACTTAAATTACCACCCGTGAAGTTACATTGTAGTATGTTGGCCCAAGATGCGATTCAATCAGCAATCGAGGATTACGTTAATAAGAATACTCAAGATAGTATTCTTTTTTAAACATTGATTAATTCCTATCTTTTTGCGATAGTATCTCCTTCTTTTTGATAATCATAAAAATTATTTCATTTGAAATAACACCCTATGTTAAAGTATAAATTCATAAGGTCTGTTTTCTATTAAAATATGGATACTATTATATAAATATGAGTGGGGGGACTATAGGAACAAGTGATATTGATTTTTTGGATATTAAAACAGCATTTAATAATATAAATGGAACCACTTCTACCACAGATATTGATTTAAGTTTATTTCGTGGATGCGTTGTTACAGGAGGTTCCGGTTATAGTAATATAACTACAGCAGGTACTTATACTGTTTTATCATCTACAACACCTTCATATTCTTATACAGTTCCAAGTGGAACTACCTCAATAGAAGTAGAAATGTGGGGAGGGGATGGAGGAAGCGGTGGAAGATTCTCTAGTAACTATATGTCAACTGGTGGTAAGGGCGGATATTTTAAGGGTACCTTAACAGTATCCGAGGGTAATGTTATAGATGTATATAGTGGGGCTCGTGGACATAGTTGGGGGACAGTACCGGATGGTTACAATGGGCAGCAACGGCCAGCCAGTGGGTATATAGCGTATGGTGCAATAGGTAGCGGGGGGTGGGGGGGTGGTGTTGGTAAGGGTAATGGGGGCACGTGTAATAGGTATGGTATGAGTGGTGGTGGTGGTGCAACTTCTTTATATCTAAATAACTCCCTTAAAATAATAGTTGGAGGAGGGGGGGGTGGTGGTAATGCAAGATACGCAACGACTCAGAAGAGCAATGGTGGAGCCGGGGGGGGGGGATCACTAAATACAAGTATCGGATACGGTCAAACTATGGCTAGTTCAACGCAATTTTATAACCGGAACGCGGGGGTGGGAGGGCGACACACAGCGGGGAACAATTCATCATACGGGTGGAGTAGTACAAAGGATGGTCGCCCGGATAATAATAATATTCAAGGTGGTGGTGGGGGAGGGTACTATGGTGGTGGGACAGGAAATAATAGTACTGGTGGTGGGGGAGGTTCTGGTTGGATATCGGCATCAGATGTATCAATAACAAACGCATACAGAGGGGATAGTGCGAGTCGCCCAGCGAATCCAACGTCAACAAACCCTCTTACGGGAGATGTAGACGGTTTACAACATGGTTGTTGTATAATAACGGTCGGTAGTATTATTACATATTCTATACCAACAACTGGTCCTCTAAGCATATCAAGTCATTTTTCAGGAAAAACCTTCACATATATGAGACCAGAAATCTTAATGACTGTTGTTGGGAGTGCTGGCGCTAGTCTCGTGTCAGGCTCACAGAGTGCTGATACATATTTAACAATCACATTTGTAACAACACAACCAACCTCTGATTTTACTATAGATGATATAACAGTTACTAATGGAGTTAAATCTAATTTTCAATCAGTAAGTGCAACTAATTATACTGTTGTATTTACACCGAATAATTTAACAAATGGTACAGTCCATACGATTGTTGTAAATAGTGGTGTATTTAAAAATAATATAACGACTATTGAACTTACAAATATAGCTAGTTCTACATTTTCATGGACGTATCAAGTACCAACTGGTATCGATGTCACCACATCATTCTACAGTATCGGATCTAGTATTAAATACATTACTTCAAATGATTATACTGGTCCATGGGATGTTAGTGAAACACAAGTCAATGCTACAGGGAACCGCAGCATTATATTAGCATTAAGGGTTACAGCGGCGACTACATATTATAATGATATCTGTATTGCGGGGGTTCAAAGACTAAGTTCTACTGGAACTGTATTGAATAACTGGGTATTTAATACTAGCTCCGGGGGAACCTATGGTTCCCAATGGAAAACAAGTATATCTGCACCTTCTACACTCGGTACCCCAGGTTCGCCGTCAACTTCAGTAACATCAACTATCTCCTCCGGATCTTCATTGAATCGAATGAATTGGGCAACTTCTACTGGTTCGAATTATACGGGTGCCCAGGGTGGTATTTATAATTCATATACGAATACCGCTTTTCCAACCGGGACTGGTAAAATTAATCAGACTAACTCAACATACTATGCTTACAGAGAAGTTAGTGGTGCGACACGGTTCACATATACATATTTTAAAGGTCCCGTAGTATCCTTTAATAGTGGGGATATTATAAAGGTCGCTCATTTAATAACTACCTACTATAGTCAGAGCAGTAGTATCTCCCTTAGCACTAGTTTATATTTGGGCGTTTATTAAAAAAATATATTATAAATATAAATATAAATATAAATATAAGAATGGGTCTTATAAATAATGATTCTATTGTTCTCCATAACGGTATTAGTATTTCTGGTACATATTATTCACTATTTAGGACTACAATTGGTTTATCAAAAATAGAGGATGGAAGTTTTACTTTTCAGGTAGATTTTGGTGTTTGGAAAGACAAAAGTACAAGGGAAAATATAGTAACCCATGAATATTCTACATTAAAACATCATACAATAATTATTCAAAATATGACAGAAGAAGATTTATCTAAAAATCTAACCAATTTTGCTTATGAAAAATTAAAATTAGAAATCACAAACTATACAGATGATATATAAATGAACATTAATTAAAATAAATGTAAATGTAAATAAGTATTCTCTATGATAAATATAGAAGAACCCAAACCGAATCAACTCTATAAAGTTGAATGGAATATTAAAGAATTGGATGTTGAAGGTTATGGAGTTGGATATTACAGTTTATTTAAAGAAAATGGAGAAACTTATTTGGATTTTAAAGTTGATGGAGAGAAGATGATTTATCGGTTTGAATTGTATCATATTGTATCAATTGAAGAATACAATTATGATCGTAAAAGTAAATTATAAATTTGATTATTATTATTAATTGTTAATAAGGTAAACACTATGGATATTTTAAGAAATGTTATGTATGAACAGAATAAAGAAATGTTAACGCGTATTGCAAATGATAAATACAATCATGATGCTGAGAAAGATAAGTTTATGAAAAAATATTTGAAAAAGAATTTTACACATTTAAATGTAGTCCGAAAGGATCCAACTCCTAAATATGAGAAAAGTATCAAACGTTTATTAATACGATGCGTTAAATAAATTATAATATTATCCATTTTCACAATAGGTGGGCACAACCTTTAATCGCGCCATATAGTTTATTTTTGTAATTCAGAAGATATTTTACGATAATAATATCTTATTAATGATTATAACATGATTGGCACATACCCTATGTAATACAGATGGTTAATTTATTGACTATCCTTTCAAAATGTTCCGATATATGAGTTATAGTTAAGGTCTATTTACATTCTTTTTTTACCCTGTTTTTTAAAAATATTGTATAATTTATATAATGGCAGATACTATTTATTTAGATTCATTTGCTATGGATAAACTAATCTGTTTATGCGCCCATGATTTTAAACATGATTTCATTGAAGATAGTGATAGACCGAAGTTAGCACTGACCGGTGAAGGAATAGGGGTTGGTGGTTCTCAAACAGTAAATCCATATTCTTCAGTAACCCAAACCCAACAATTGCCTGTACTAAGGATCAGAGAAAAACAAAACGAAGAAAAGTATGTTGTAAATCCAGAAGATTTTCCCTTGGCATGTTATATTTATCTAAATATAGCAGATATGTGTAAGAATGATGAAGCAAAAACTTTAGATATGTTTAATAAATTTTGTGATAACTTAGGAAAGATTAATGGACGTATTGGGTTACAAAAAAAGAGGGACGCAGTGGCGGATGCTGCTGAAGATCGACAAAAAAAGAGAAGGAAAGGTGGTGGTAAATTATCTTATAAAAAAAAGAGGGGTGGAAAAATAACTATAAAAAGCTCCAAAGCAGGGGTATCCTCCAAACCCAGGCCATTTCCGCGCCAGCGGCGCTTGTCCACACGGAAGAGCGCCGCCAGGGCCACAATCTCCATCGGTGAACAAGTCAGAGCAGATCAAGGGGATCTAAAAATAGATGGAGAGAAACTCAGGAAAAAATTAATTGAATGGGATAAAATGTTGGATATATATAAAGAATGGTTATCATCGCCTGGAAGGAATGAATTTTATCAAGATCTTAACAATTTGTTAAACAGACCAAATTTTACACCAACTATGGATAAAAGGACATTTTTGATATATTCATCAGAATGGGAAGATTATGAACATACACACCGGCTAGAATATAATAAATGGATCGTGAGCCTAGCTAGTGGTGGAAAGGGTGGAGTTAAAAATGCATTCAATCAAATAATTAAGAAATGTTACCGAGACGGTAACCCAGCCGGCGGCGCCAACAACTACCCACGCATGATTTCACTGAAAATATCTCCAGAGAAATGGGAAAATATCAAACAGTTTTCATTATACCTATTAAATGAATGGCAAGAACTGGTAATAGCTGATCCAGACGACGACTCCATATACAATAAAAATCAAATAATTAATCTAGGGTTCAAGGATGTGGGTATGTGGAGAAAGAGTGAAAATTATTATGATGATCAAGCGGCGCAGCGCCGAACTCTTCCCCAGCCTCAGCCTACTCTTATTAAAGGTTCTGAAAAATGTATTGACGATGAACGGACGAGAGATAATTGTTCTCCATTTAAAAGAAGAGAAGGGCAAATTTTTAATCTGACTAGTGATAAAAAAATTATAAATAACTCTGCTATATTATCGAAATATATAAATAATCCAGAAAATTATTATACATGTCCTATACCATCTATAATTGACCCTCAATCGGTATGTAATAATATTCCTCCTAGTGATAAACATCTTGTTACAGATGAAAATCCCATAGGTATTCCAGCGGATTATAGTGTTAATGTAGTTGATCAGGCACTGAGACGAACAATTAGTGTTCAAATAATAAATGATCCCCGGCAATCTACGAGATTTCGAACTAGCATTAGTTTTAATGGTGCCGGTGGACAATCTATTAATGAATCGCGTATAAATAATTTTGCATTGGGAGGTGGTCCTTTAAGCGCTTACAATGTTACATTACTGTTTATTCGAGGTTTCTTAAAGCCAGAGGGCGGGGATCTGACCGGTTTTGGGGATTGGGTAAACACTGATAATACAGATCGGGAGACCGCCCTACCGACACCCTATTCTGATGAACGTAATGCTGCAGATAAAGCTACTCTTCGTGATATTGCAGGTATCTTTGCTTTAAAGTTAATGGGTGATTTTTCACAAGAATTATATGCTATTTCTAAAAATAGTACTATTGGTCCTCTTCTATTTCTTGCAAATGATAAAGTATCTGTAGCACGTTATTTATTATTAAAGACTCATGGAACCCGGGACCCGCCTCAAGCGGGAGCACCAACAATATTAAATGAACCAGGGGGAGGGGGATTTTTGGGGTATTCAAGATCATCAGGTAATAATTATTTTCTTCTTATGGGACCGGTACCACCCGGTGGAGGAGGTAAAAAGAAAGTAAAGAAAACAAAAAGGAAAAGTAGAAAGAAAGTAAAGAAAACAAAAACAAAAACAAAAACAAAAAGGAAAAGTAGAAAGAAAACAAAAAGGAAAAAGAAGACATAATATCACTTATTTACATTCTTTTTTTTACCCTGTTTTTAAAAATATTGTATCAATTCTATAATTTATTGAATTTCTTTTAAGAATTTTTGTTTCAATCCTTCTATTTCTTCATCATTGTATCCTTCTTCTTCTAATTTATCTTCTAAAGCATATAAAAATTCGCGTATTTGAGTACCATCTTTTGTCTTAAGTTTAATTACATTATAACCACGTAGATAAAGAATAAAATCATTCCATGTAGTTTTTTCCCCTGATTCTGGATCTTCACTATAACCAAGTTCCTGAATTAATTCATCAATATTTTCAATGATATTATCGGGTAACTTTAATCGGTATAGATAATCATCCCATTCAAGGTCTCTATTTTTTCCATTTTTCTTGATATTTTTTATCATCTCTTCTCTTTCATCCAAGGGTATTTTCTTAAGGAAACTTTCAATTAATTCCCTTGTTTTTTCTTTTTTTTTATCTAATTTTACAATCTTTTGACATGGTTTTACATACTTATTTAGAAATTCTTTATCCAAATAGCATTTCCTTGGATTTAATTCACAATATTCTTTCAAATGTTTGCAATTCTTAGAATTAATACGTGGCTTCTTATTTTCCCATACCATTATATTTTCAATGTTCTTTTTGATATCAGATGGCATATCTTTGAATTTTGGTTTTGTCTTTGTCTTTGTCTTTGTCTTTGTCTTTGTCTTTGTCTTTGTCTTTGTCTTTGTCTTCTTTGTCTTTTTCTTTGCTTTTTTCTTCTTTGTTTTTATTTTTTTCTTCTTTTTTATTTTCTTCTTCTTCTTTCCACCTCCTTGTTGCGGGAAAGAACACATAATCCTTATTTGAGCTGATTTTCTTTGCACAAAACCATCTAGATATCCCCCCCACCAGGAATTTTCACCTGGATTCATGTTACTTCGTTGTAGGAAGCAATAACGTATTGCAGATGGTTTATCTTTCGTTAAGAATACTGAAGATTTGAGTTTTTTTGATTGTGAAACACTATATATTTCTTGTCCAAAATCTCCAATCGTTTTTTGAATCATTATATTTATGATATCTAAGATCCCGTCTCCACCTCCTCCCCCTCCAAAAATACCTTCATAAGAACTATATATATCTTTCATTTTTCCCTCATCTATATTTTCATATATACCATTTACCCATGCTTTTAATATTTCTCTTTTATCACCACCATCTACACCAGTTTTTTCTTTCATTTTTTGAATAACCCTTTTTAATACACCCCCTTTTTCCATTAGAGGAGTTCCTTCCTCGTCAATACCCACGCTATTTACAGTTATTACTTTACCTTCATGCTTCGAGGATTGATAACTAAAAGTAACAGATAGATTATGGAGCTTTATACCATCTGTTTTATCAGTTGTTATTACTAACGAAATTCGTTGTTCCGGTTTACCTTCACTAGAAGGACTAATTATTTTCACATCAATATTATTATTATCTGAGGCCTGTTTACAATCACTTTGTGCATCAATAACACTTGGAAATGTACAATTATAAGATGGTTTCTCAGATATAGCCTTTGATTTCCCTTCACCTGGTAATAAGTATCCTATTCTTTTATCATCATCGCAATCATAGTATAATCCACTGATATTCGGGGCATTATAGATGATCGCGTCAAGTGCGAGAGCTTCTACTGAAGTTTTGAAGAAATTATTATCCCCCTTAATCGTCCTTTCCCCCTCATCAAGCCTCCTCTTGTCCTTATCAAAAACGTGGTAGTCAAAACGATCTTCATCATCCTTAGAATGGATAAGTTTTGTATCATCTGTATCAACCGATATCTCCTCATTAAAAAACAATTTAAATATTTCATCATCATTAATTAAATTATTATACACTGCCTCATAACTTGGGCCTCTGTATTGATGTTTCAGATGTCTTTTTCCAAAATAGTTCAATAAAAATTTCGAATCAGTCACAGCCCATTCTGGCCAGCCTTGCAGGTTCCCTCCCATACCAAGTTCTGGGGGAAATCCCGTAAATTCGACCCACCAACGCCCTATGTACCCAAAGAATAAATAAATGTAATTTAGAAGTTCATCACTTAAAGGAAATTCTTCTGCTTTTACTAATTTTTCTACTTTATCATAGTATCTTTGATCTTCTTCTCCTGTCGAAATACTAAGGAAAGGTGGATTATCATCGATACCTATCCTCCAATTTGAAATGATAAATGAATATGGATCAATTATGAAAGTCTTTACTTCTAATATATCTTCTAAATATTCTGCTCCACTATGTATAATTTCCTTACCTTCAATTCTACTAACGTATAAATAGAAAGATAATATTTCATTTATATTAATATCTGGTCCCCAATCCGCCCCAGTTATCATTTTGTTTTTCACAGTATCTAACCAGGAGGGATCACCTTTATTAATATACTCATTAAATGTGTAAAGGGCAATATCTTCACGTCCATTCTTAATAAATAATTCACTAATCATATGGATTGCTTGAAACTTGGCATTATTTCTAAAAGTATTCATTAATTCATTCCAAGTTATAATATTCTTAATAATTTGAACTAATTTAATATTATATTCTCTAGCTCCAACGGCACCCCCTTTTATTTCTTGTGAAATATCCCATTCAGCCATGAATGAAAATAGAGTTAACGACGATTCATAGTCTTGGTATAGAATATCTATAATTTGTTGTGATAGTTCTCCACTTTTATTTGCATTAATTATTAATTTTAATTGTTCATCGTTTATAAAACAACCGTAATTCTCAAGTAATTCAATTGGTGCGTAATGCTTACGTACTCTGGATCGCTTCTTCGGCACCCTAGTTAAATGAAGTTTTGGTGGTATCGGATGAAGTGTTGATAGTAATTGTTTCTTTGAAGTGGGCGTTGATGGTTCCTCTTTATCATGACGTCGTATTTTTTTCCTTCTTTGGGAAAGGACTTCTCCACCTTTTTTAGGCACCTTTCCACCCCCCAGATCTCCTCTTTGAGAAAGAGTAGGAAGGTGTTCGGACCATATTTTTTTCTTTTCTCTTACGTACCCTCCTGCATAATCGTGAAAACTATCATGACCAATTAATAAACCCAAGCATTTCTCATCCATTTCATTCAAGTATATATTATCTCCTATATCAATATCCATATGTATATATATAATCTACATTTAAAAGTATTAAAAAGAAAAGAAAATGAATAAAAATATTGTAGATTAATATAGTTTACAATGGTTAAAATTGGAATTATTAGTTGGAAACAAGGAGGTGGAACGAACGATTACATCTTACCGAAACCTTACAAGCCCTGGAAGAAAGATCTAAAGGTCCTTCAAAAAGGAAAGTATAAAGGAAAGATCCCTTTTGAAAAAGCATTAATTGCTGCGATGGAATACAAATACAATGATGTTGAAATCATGTACATGAATAAGTTTGATGAGAAAATGATGAAACAAAATGACATTAATTTCTTAGTGAGTTTAAATCTATTGTTCGCATGGGAAAAGGGTGACAAAGAGTACAAACGAGTTTATAAGATTATGGAAGATCCAAGTATCAATATTTATCCAAACCTTAAAGAACAGATGTTTTTATTTAATAAAGGTGATTATTTGGAGTATTATGCAAAAAAGGGTATTCCTATTGCTCCAACTCTTATTATTAAGAAAGACAGAAATGTACGAAGGTTAATTGACAAAGTTGAGGAAAGAGGATGGAAATCCTTTGTTTTAAAACCTCATTATGCCTATGCGAACATAGGGATTGGAAAGTTCGATGTGGATGAACCTGACGTAAAAGGGAAAGTAGCGAAATATTTAACAAAACATAAACGCTTCCCTGGATTTGTCTGTCAACAGGTGATGGATGGATTTGCGAAATTCTGGGAAGTAAAATCATTCTGGATAAATGGTGAATTTAAGTATTATGTTGCAATGAAAGCTGCTGACAAGGTATTCAGTGAATCCAAAATCTACGGTGAAAATACAGATGTATTTGGAAAGGTGAATCCTTCTGTCTTAAAGGATTTGAAAGTTATGGGGAGAAAGATTGTAGACAATTTTCCTAAGGATTTAAATAAACATTCGAATCCACCCATGTATCTAAGGATTGATTTTGGTTGTTGTTTGGGGAATACATTGGATGGAACAAGTTATTTCTTAAATGAAGTTGAGTTTGCGGGGTGTGCTATCTTTACAGAAGAATCAGGGTTAAAGAATTTTACAGAGTTATGGGCAAAAACATATTATCAGAAAGCGAAGGAATACAAGCCAAGAGGTTTAAAGAAAGTAAAGAGTTTGAGAAAGAAGGGAAAGAGGACAAAGAGGAGAAAGGGGTCAAAAAGAAAATAAACTATTATTATATATTAATGGAGGATAGTGTTCTAAATATAAAAGATACTTATAATAAAGCTATTGAAGTATGTCAGTATTCTCCATATAGTTATAGTTCCGCGACAAACCCTACAGTATGTGGCATAGAACAAATTATAGGACGTACAGTTGCGGATGGTGTAAGAGAAAAATATATATCCATACAACCACAAGATGAAGATGAACAAATTAATCCAATGCATAAATCTATGTGCGGATGTCGTTTAACTGCTCGTGTAATATTTGTAATGTTACTATTAGGTATCAATGAACCGAGTGGTACTCCATTTATGGAGAAATATAAAAGTTTATTTAGTACGGAACATCCAAATATTACTAATATAATAATGGATGGATTGAATGTTAAACAAATATCGGAAATTCATGGAGGTTCGGTCCAAAATATTTATTCTTATTTACCACCACAAACCTCCAACTTATTTATTGTACAAATACTAAAATACATAGATTTTTTACAGAATTATTACCCTGTCCATAGTTTTATTGTAATGATTTATCCTGATAATATGTGTGGTGTCGTAAGTTCTTGGTATAGTGGAGATGACTCGGTAGCAACTCCAATTATTTATAATAAAATACCTTTTGAAGAACTACAATACGTATTAAAACCCAATGAAGGACTATTAAATAATGATTATACAGATATGCTCTTTGGAAAGGGTAATAATTTAGAAGGTAATTTAGAAACTATTTTTATATCGAAAGAAGCAATTATAGGAGAAGAAGGATTGGGTGGAGGTGGGGGTAGAAGAAAGAGGACAAAAAAGAAAAGAAAGAGAACAAAGAAGAAAAGAAAGAGGACAAAGAGGAGAAAGAGGGGGAAGAGATCAAAAAAGAAATTATCCCGTAAAAAGGGTAAAAAATAATAATAATATAGTATATATAATATGAATAATTTATGTTTTTATCCTATTGAGAATTCAATTACATCATTTATTAATAAAGATTACCAAGTAAAGACATCCAAAGAAAAAAATTGTTTCCCGACTCAAGAATACAAAGAAGAGTGTTCTCCTGACCCTATGTATGGATATCAAAAACCATTGAAAGAACAATGTGCTACAATTACAGGAGGAATGGTTCCACCGGAAGAACAATGTAATTCATTATGGAACAATATGACGCGGAGAAAGACACTAATTAAAGATTATTAAATAAGAATAATTAAAATGCCTTTTCTAAAAAACTTACATCATAATTTGTTTGAAGGAAAACCTTTGCAATTCAATAACTTTATTTGCAAAGATTGTACTCAAAAGAAGAAAGAATATGAATATCAAGAAGAACAAGGGATACCTCCGAAGGATATTCAAAATCTTGGATATGTAAATATATCACTGGGTAAATATCCGATTTCTGTAACAACACCACGTATGGTTGCTCCATTTGGATTTAACAAAGGAAATAATCAAATGTATCTTCAGTTTACAAATGTAAGGACAGATGCTGAAATGAATAGTTTTTATAATTTTATTCAAAACTTAGAAATGAAACAGATGGAATATTTAGGTTTTGATGAAGATGATGCCGATCAATATCTTTCTCAAATACGACATGATAAAAATGGTAAGTATGACCCTAATTTAATTGTCAAAATTCCATTTTCAAAGAATAAGTATGATGTAGATATAAGAAATAAAGAAGGAGAATGTAGTATTTCAAACCTTTATAATTTTAGCAAAATGCAATGTGATATTTATATTGACAATATTTGGAAGTTTAATGAAAAATATGTTTGTAAATGGAAAGTCAAAAGAATCCAATTGTTTTAATTGCGTTAATATAAGATAGATACTTTCTATTTATTAATTAAAAAAAAATGAGTATCCTTAAGTATGATAATATTGATATTTCAAAGGTTAACTATTCGAAACCTGAAAAAATTGGGCCTTCTTATTTTTCTTCAATGAGTTATGGAGATAATTTAAAACCAATTTTAATTCAAACAGGAAAGCTGAAGTGTTTAAACTCTATTAAGGAGATGAAAGATAAAAAGAATCCATCTTTGGAAGTTGAGATCCCAAAGGGAAAATTTGATATGTATGATTTATTTTTATCATTGGATGATCAAAATATTAAGACAACCGTTAAGAATTCAGAAGAATGGTTTAAAAAGGATCTACCATTAGAAGCAATTGATGACATGTATAAACGCACTACAAAACCATTCAAAAAGGATTCAAATCCAATTCTTAAGTTTCGCTTACCGGTAATTAAGAATGAAATTCAATGTAGTATTTACAACCAACAAAAAGTGTTTGTTGATCTAGATGAAGTGAAAGAAGATTCCGAGGTTATTTTAATTTTACATGTAAAAGGATTAAAGATATTAAAACAATATTTTTATTGTGATTGCTATATTTCTCAAATAAAATTGTTCCAAGAAAATAATGAATCTAAATACAATATCATTAAGGATTATGCATTGATTGATGAAAGTGATGAGAATGAAACAAATTATGATGATATTTTTGATGAAGAGATTTTACATGTTTTTAATGAAGAAAAAAGATTAAAAAAAGAGAAAGAAGAAGAAGAAAAAAGGTTGAAAAAAGAGAAAGAAGACAAAATTAAACAACTTCAAGAAGAAATTCAAAAAAAGAGTAAAGAGGTGGAAGAATTATTAAATTAATTATTAAATCTTCCAAATTTTTTTATGTAATATATTATAAAATGGATTGTCAAAAGTTAATTGTCTACGGAATTCTTGTATTAGTCGGTATTTATATTCTTAAGGATGTATGTGGGGTAAAATTACCTTTCATTGAAGGATTTGAAAATCCTGAAACAGCTGGACCAGGTGCCGGAGCTGGGGCAAATGGTGCTGCTGGACCAGAAGCATCGGAACTCATTGGTGGTCCAACAGGGCCAACCGATAGTGTCCAAGTCCCTTCTGGAAACACTGCTCCACCATCTGGAGCGGGTTCTCCTTCAGATGTTAAAGAGGGTCAATGGGGGGCGGCCGAACCTGGTTCGAATGAATTTAGTATGCCCGTCCAAGGTATCCAAACAGCACCATCAAATTGTTATCCTCAAAACACATTAACTCCACAGGATCTCTTACCGGAAGGAGAAGAAGGTGAAATTAAAGATTTTAATGAAGGTTTATCTGAAGACGGAGAAGGTATTCTTAAAGGTGTTAACTTCCTTGATGCAGGATTTCATGTAGGTGTAAATACTGTTGGACAAAGTTTAAGAAACGCAAATCTTAACCTACGTGCTGAACCACCAAATCCAAGAACTCAAGTAAGTCCATGGATGAACTCAACGATTGATATTGATCTAGCTAGAAAACCATTAGCCGATGGAGACTGTAACCTTACACCCGGTCAAGTTGCGAATTAAATATTAAATATTAAATATTAAATATTAAATATACTAAAAATGACAGAAACAGAAACAGAAACAGAAATATCATGTATGTTTATTGATGTATTAAAAGATACATTAGATACTTGTTCATGGGAAGAATGTAGTGAGACTTGTCAACAATATTTATTGCAAGTTGCCTACGAATGTCCAGAAGTCTTTAACAAAGATGTCTATACTTCTTTATGGAACTCATTAATTCAAGTTTGTTTCCAAAAATTGAATCAATTTAAAATTTGATAAAAGATATATAAAAATAATGAATACTAATAATATAAATGAATCATAAAGAAGATACTAAATTTAAAGCTAATCCTTATAATTCTAATAATGTACTTATTTCTGAACAACAGGTCATTAATATTATGAAATCTCTTAATATTACTGATTTTCAATTAACTAATCTTAATTTTTATCAAACAGCATTTATTCATAAATCATATTGTAAGCTCAAAGATTATGAGGAATATGATTATCCAGGTGGAAATTGTATTCCTCTTCAAAATACTTCCTATGAAACAATGGAATTCCTAGGGGATGCGATCCTAGGTAGCGTTGTATCTTCTTATTTGTATGAAAGATTTTATAAGCTACACCATCAAAATGAAGGATTCCTAACGAAGCTCAAAATTCGTATTATTTGTGGTGAAAATTTATCTGAATTATCAAAACATCTTTCCTTTCAAAAATATATTGTCCTTTCTAAACATATTGAAGATAATTGTAATGGTAGAGATAATAGTAATATTCTAGAAGATGTATTGGAAGCTTTTATAGGGGCCATTTATTTAGATACAGATTATTCAACCGCGGAAAAGTTTATTATTCATGTTATTGAAGGATTTGTTGATTTTACAGAAAAATTATTAATTGATAACAATTATAAAGATCAAATTTCTCGATATTTTCAACGAAATTTTAATGATGGATCAAGACCTATTTATAAACATACTAAAAAGGATGATATATTCTATTGTGAATTATACCATAAAGATAAATTATTAATCCAAGGAGAAGGGATAAGTAAAAAGAAATCAGAACAAGATGTATCAAAAAAAGCGTTAATCTATTTTAACGTAATAACATAAATAATATATTTCAATAATTATATAATTTATGGAAGATGTTATTAAAGAAGAAGTCTATATTATCCTCTTAAAATACTTTCAGGGAGATGTAATGAATCTAACCCTTGAAAAAGTAAAAGGTATTAAAAATATGACATTCGATGGAAAACCAATCAAGGAGGTTAGTAAGTCTGTTTTTAAAGAATTTATAAAGATTCTAAGGATGAAGGCAACAGAACCTAAAAAGTATGCAAGTATGAAATGGAAATATCCCGATTGGGACGATGAGGAGAAAGAAAAAAGATTAAGAGAAGCTTTTCCAGAGGATTATGAAAAGGAAGAAGTAGTAGAGGAAGAAGAAAGGCAACATGGTACCGTCCATGATGATAGATTTATTCAACCTCAAAATGGAGAATACTTTACATACGAAGAACAAATTGAAATAATGATAAAGTATTATAAAATTTATGCTCCTGAAAAGACAGAAAAAGAAGTGGTTGGTATTATTGATCGTCGGAGAAATAAAGGAAATCCCAAAGGAACAAGAATACCAAGTAAGCCTTGGTTAGAAATATGTAAAACCCTTGAAGAAAAATATGGTCAAAACCCTTTGTGGTCAGATAAAAAAGTTATGGTTGAAGAAGTAAGTGACGATGTATTTAATGGTATATTACCACAGAGAAAGGCGTTTATTGATTGGGTGAATGATGTATTTTACAAGGAACAATTTCAAACCCTTCAAAATTATAATATGGACAAAGATGAAGAAAATAGAATCAAGATCTATCAATACTTTGTGAAAAAATATTTATCTATTGAAACACCTTTTCGTGGATTATTGGTCTATCATGGATTAGGTACAGGAAAAACAGCAACTTCAGTTGTAACTGCTGAAGGGTTGTCAAAAACAATGCGCATATTTACTTTTTTACCTGCTTCATTGGAAACTGAATTTATTAAGGAAGTAAGAAGGTGGGGTGATACTCTATTTCATGTTGATAAGAATAATTGGATATTTTTTCCTCTTCAGGAGTTTAAAGGAGATTTAAAACTTCGTCAAAAATTAGACAATGAATATGGTATTAATGAACAAACAATTAACCGAATATTTAATTTAACAAAAGCACAACTTAAAAAGAATATTGAAAAAAAGGACTTAAGAGACAAACTAAAAAGTTTAAATTCAATCAAAGGAATTTATTTACAGTCTCCATCAATTAGTGATGAAAATAGAACTATCTATACAACATCGGGGGAGCCTATTTTAAAAGAAGGAGAAACCTTTTCAGGAGAATGTATTCAATTAACACCAGAACAAAAGATATTTATTAATGAAGAAATTAATCTTTTAATTCAATTAAAATATAACTTTATCCATTACAATGGATTCCCTCCAGTTCATAAAGTTAATTTTCAAGAAAAATTAGATGAAGAAGTTTTTGAGGAAGAGGAAGGAGGGACTGAAAATCAGAAGAAAGTAAAGTATTTTATCAAACAATATCAAAAGAATGTGAAAGAACATGGTGTATTATCTCCTTTCCGAGAGAATGTAATCATTATTGATGAAGTCCATAATTTTGTCAATGAAATTATGAATGGAAGTGCTCCTGCAACTGTTTTCTATAATTGGATTATAAATAGTGAAGATGTAAAAATTGTTTTTTTATCAGGGACTCCTATTATTAATAAGCCAGCTGAAGTAGCTATTCTTTATAATATGTTACGAGGTATATTAAATATCTATGAATTTAGTGTTATATCTGAACGTGATGATTATGAAATCCAACAAGAGTTAAGGGAGTATTTCTATCAGAAAAAATCATCAATTGAACAACTTCATGTTACGAAGAAAAAAGGTAAATTAATCATTTCATTTATTAAAAATAAAACGAATTATGAATCTGTTCTTGAGGAAAATACGATTAAGACAATACGTTTTAATCATTCTAAAGAAGAAGATTTCTTTGATGAAATTATGGACGGGTTAGAAAAAATGTTTGATAAAGAGACTATTATTCCTTCAAGAGAACAACTGAAAAAGGTATCGATGGTTGACCTTAAGAAAGGTATCCCCAAGGTATTTGATGAAGATATTGATTTAATATTTAATAGGAAACAAAAATTATTTGATATTTATGAGAATGATATGATCCTTGATCTAACTAAAAATGAAAACTTTCTTGAATACTTTATTGATGATAATTATAATATTCCTGAAAGAAAACAAGTTATTTTAAGAAGAATGTTACTTGGTTTAACTTCTTATTATCCTATTGATCGAAAATCAATTGTAAATATGCCCGAGGTTGTTGAACCTACTATTTTGGAAAGATATCAGGATTACAATATCGTAAAGGATATTAATATCATCCCTTGTTTCATGACTTCCAAACAATGGATTAAGTATGAAGAAGAATATACAAGAGAGAAGTTAAAAAGACTTCAACAATTACGAAAAAAAGATATCTATAGTGAAAATACATTTGATTATAATATCCGAACAAGGCAAAATTGTAATATTGTGTATGAAGATGATTCTTTTAGGATTGAACAAGATGAAGAGAAGAAAGAATTTACCTATGAGATGATGGCAAAAAATGGACACTTCTCTCATGAAAGAACATTATCTATCTTTTCTCCGAAATTTTACCATATTTTAGAAAATATGCAGAGATTTATCAATCGTGGTATCCCAACAGGAAAGGTATTATACTACAGTGGTTTTAGACATGAATCAGGTTCAGAAGTTTTTGAACGTATCTTAAAGGAAAATGGATATGAGAAATATGATTCTGAAAAAGAGGATATTGAAGAATTAATCCAAAAGAAATCGGTAAAGAAAAGATATACATTTATCACTGGAAAAGAATCTCAAGAACAAAGAAGGTTAAATAAAGAAGCATTTAACCATAAAGCAAATAGTCGAGGAGAATATATTCATATTATACTTATCTCAAGTTCGGGGGCTGAAGGTATTAGTTTAAAGTGTGTAAGACAAGTCCATATTATGGAACCTTTTTGGAATTATATTCGAGTGAATCAAGTTTTAGGGAGAGCGATTCGTATGGAATCCCATGTAGATCTACCTAAAGATGAAAGAAACGTTGAACAATACTTATATTTAACTATGTTGCCCGAGGGGAATAGTGTTGAAGAAATATATGATTCTTTGAGAACACTTGAATGGGAAGGAGTAAAAGAAATACCAGTAACAGATAATGTAAAGCAACATTTAGTCAATCATCAGAATGATATATACAAAGTAATTACAAAAATTATCTCAATGAAAAAAGCAACGGGTGACCGTTCTGTAGATCAAGTTCTATTTGATATTATGGAAAAGAAATACAATATAAGTTCAAAGATAACAGATATTATTAAAGAATCTTCTGTTGATTGTATTCAGCATACAAGGGATGATATCCAATTAAATGAAAAATGTCTTCGTTTTTCCAAGAAATTAACAGAAGAAGAAGCCCATTTCCCTGGTATTACTTCCTCACAATTGAATGAAATTGATCAGAAACAATTTAAATCAAACTTTACCTTTTTCATTGAACCTGATATTTATGTTGTAATTGCAAGACGTGATTCAATTGAATTATTTATTTATTATAGGGTTCAAGATATTGTAGGTGATATCGATATAAGATATATTCGTGAAAATGGGATACGTATTTGTGACTATGAACCATTTCGACAAAAGATGATTATGTATGAAAAGAAGGATCATCCTTTGAATAAACAATTGGGTGTTCAATTCTCGATTTTCCAAAGTATCTATCATGTCCCCGATTATATTGTACAAAATAAGATTGAAAAATCAATCTTCCCTCATTATGAGGAGATTGTTGAAAGAGATAATCTTGAAGCGTATATCATTAAGTATAATATTACAGAAAGGCTATTTTATTCACCTGTATCATCTTCCTCACTTATTAAATTATATGATTATATGAATTATAAAACAAATGATTATTCAATTGACGGGAATGAATCACTTATCCTTCGGAATCAAAAATTATTTCGAACGAAATTACTTCAATGAAAATAAAGGATATTTTGATTACTCATATTCATAAGTTTCATATCAATATTTGTATAAATACGATTTTCTATATATTCTAAACCTGTATACTCACAAATAATAACATTCTCTTGAATCTTTTTTATTTTCAATGGATCTTGTAGAACTTGGAAAAGGGTTGAAGTATTATTATTAATAATCTTAATATAATCTGATATTTGATAATCAAGCGCATTCATTGTTGAACATGTAAAATATATTTTATTCTTCTTAACTTCAATAATGTTTACCTTTAAAATATCTGAACCATAATATTTCTGTCCACTTATATCTTGAATATTAATTGTAATACGGTCAATAATATCTTTTGATAAATGATGTTCTTCAATACATTTATAAACACCATACTTACGATGATTACCTTGAAGAGTTTCTTCTTGTTGCATATGAATATCACAATTTAATTCAGGGATAATTATTCTTAATACTGGTATTGTAAATAAATAATTATCTTCAACCGGTATAATTAGTCTTGAAATTGAATCAAGTTCATTAGATGAAATAGATTGTTTCATGAGATCAATCTTATAATTATATCGAGAAGAATTAATATTTGTTCTTTGACTTGAATTAATCTTTTGAGGGTTTCGTTTTTCTTCTACTTCTACTTCTTGTCTTTTAATTTTCTTACCTTTTTTAAATTTTTTTATTTCAGTCTCTACACCCCCTCTATCATTAATAGATGATATGTTAGTAAAATTAGTTTGACCACTTTCTATACCACTTTCTATACCACTTTCTATACCACTTTCTATACCACTTTCTATACCACTTTCTATACCACTTTTTATACCACTTTCTATACCACTTTCTATACTACTTTTAATACCACTTTTTATACCACTTTCTATACCACTTTTTATACCACTTTCGATACTTTCTCTTTCTTTTAATAATTTTTCAAGATCATTTTGCATTTTTGGATCTGGTTTTTTTAACTTCTCTAAAAAAAGTTTTACATTATTGTCTAGTAATGCCTTATTCATTTGTTCAATTTCTTCAACATCATTCTCATTGAATGTTTTTTCAAAGGTTGAAAGGAATTGAGTGTAATTTTCAGAGTCAAGTGAGATATCAAAATTAATTTCTTTATGGATAATATTCTTTATCATATCGAACATAAATTTTTTATTAATATCTGAATGAAATTGTTCATATAATGACATTCTAATATTGTAAAACAAGTTTATAAAAAATCTAGATAAACGTAACAATAATTATTATTATTATTATTATAGCGATGCAGTATAATTTTCAAATTCAAATGGTTCAACTAATTTACTTGATTTATTCTTTGGATCACATTCCTCCAAAGATTTATTATTCTTATTAGAGAAATCGCTAAAAATAGAGTTCTTTTCATCCATACGATTGAATTCATTTGTTGTATTCTTTTGTGTTTGTGTTTGTGTTTTTTGTTGATTACATATCGGGCAATCCTTTTCAATATTACAATTACAATCTGGACAATCATTTTGTTTGGGACAATTACATTCTGGGCAGTCTTTTTGTTCTGGACATTTAGGGCAAATACATTCTGGGCATTCTTTTTGTTCTGGGCAGTCAAATTCTAAATTACTAATTTTATCACTAATTTCTTTTGTATTTTCTTCAATTTGTAGAGACTTTATTTTTAAATCATGCGCTCTATTACTATTTGTATTATTAATGAATGAAGTACTAAGGATAGTAGCTAAAAGAATTAATAATACCAACATCGCAAATAATAACAATGGATTTTTTTTCATTGTTTTCATTATTTTCCCCATTTTTATCATCTTCATTCTATTATAATATAGTACACATAATTTATTCTATTTGAATAAAAAATTCCTTACGAAATTTTTCCATCTGTTTATCATTCAATTGACTATGTACATAATCACGAAATTGAATACCTTCTAACATCTTAATGAGGAAATGAAGGCAGTATATTCCACATTCAGTATCCCCGTATTGATGCTGTTTATCATTGTAAAGGACATCAAACTTATAATTAACCTGTTTTTGAACTCGTTCTATTAGATCAAGGATTTGAAGAGGTAGATCATTAATATCATGAATAGCCTCTGCTGAATCAAAATAATAAATGCTTGGATTCTTACGGTTCTTACCTACAAGGTCAATATACATTGAGAACCAGTGCTGACCGGGTTGATTGTGTTTGTCTGTATTGAAAACTAGACCAATTGATTTCTTTTTCTTCTTTAATTTTGGAATATTTATATTACATAAACTACTTACTAAACATTCATTCGCATCACTTTTCAAATGAAAGTCGATAGGTGTCGCTTCAAAATACTTAAAATGGGGATACTTTATTTCATATTGTTTCATTACACTATTAATATCTGTAGTATTTAACCATGTATTGGGGTTTTCTTTCCATTTCTTTGGTTGTTTCGGACGAAAACTAGTATTCAACTCTTTTTTTTCTTTTTCAGATAAGGATTCAATAATCATCGTTAATGAACCCCAACATGCTTCGGTTTTACATTCTGATTTAGAGAGGTGTTTTTTTATTTCAGAATAAAGTTTTTTCTTTGATATTTTTTTTAATTTTATCTTTGCATTATTTTTCTTATTAAGAATTTTTGCTATCGAAAGGAGTGTTTTCTTTTTTAAACACGAATCTTTTATCTTATCCTTCCTAGGCGAGCAATGTCCCTTCACAAACATTATATACAATATAAAATATTTAAAATTATTCCACGATTTCTTAATAAATAGATATGGAAAACATACTTGAATCAAAAAAAATCATTACACATGAAATCAATACGGTTTTTACAGAATATCAAAAAAGGATCGAAGAAAATGCATTAAAAGAAAAAGAGTGGATGAAAGAAAAAGAGATAACTCATCAAGCAAACAATCGCCTTATTCAGGAAGTAGCTGAAAAAGATAAATTACTCTTTCATAATGAAAAGAAATTCCTTGATTACGAAATAATGATCAATAAAATTCAAGATGAAGCTCTAAAAGAACACGATGAAAAAACAAAACACGATATGTTAAGGGCGCAAGACAAAGAGATCTTTAATCGCGATGAAGAAATCAAGCGATTAAATAAAAGGATTCAATGTTTGGAAGAAGAAAAAAAATTGGTTGCTTCAACTGTTGAAGAAGTGATTCAAGATGTTGAAGAATTTAAAGGAGATATTAATGATGATAAACAAGTTTCAAATGTTGTAGTCGTTGATAAAAATCCTATGGTAGATACTTCCGGAAAGAGTGGTATAAAGCTTGTTGAGAAGATGATGGATGTAATGGATACTATCAAGAAGGAAGAAGAAAAGAAAGAGGAAGGGGAAGAGGAAGAGGAAAAGAAAGAGGAAAAGAAAGAAGAAAAAAAAGAAGAAAAGAAAGAAGAAGATGAAGAAGAGGAAGAAGAAGAGGAAGATGAAGAGGAAGAAGAAGAGGAAGAAGAAGAAGAAGAAGAAGAGGAAGATGAAGAAGAGGAAGAAGAAGATATGACCGATGAAGAAGGATATACTGTTTCAACGATCACACATTATAAAAAGGAATATTATCTTATTGATGGTGAAAAACCAATTCAGTATATCTATGCAATTGAAGATGGTGAATTAGGTGAGGTAAAGGGTGAAATGAGAGATGGAAAAAAGCATATGTATAAGAAATCATGATTTTATTCTTTTTTAATCAATGTTATTAAATAATTATTGAATTTATTTTCGAGTTTCCAAATTATATAGGGATATTCTTAAATTAGAGATTATCAAGGAATAAAACATACTTTTTATATAATTCTTCTTTCGAACCTACATCAAAATGTCTTAGGAATCCATCACTATCATTTGTAAAGAATTGTATTAATTCAGGATCTAAATAATTACTCCTACAGACAGCACTTGTATTATGTAATTTAGAAGCTACGTTTTGAATACTCTCCTTAATACAGGTATCAATCTTCTTTTTTGTATCCATTTTTTCTTTTTTACATCGTTTATTGATTTGAACAATCAATTCAATATTTGCCCCCCATGTTCGAAAGTTCTTTGCAGAAAACTTTCCAAATTGTTTTAAATATTTATTCACATCTGAAGATTGAATATTAAAATAATCATTCCCCTTACGATAAGTAAATACTCGATCATTCTTTTTTAATGTCTTCTTCTTCTCCCGTAGTGTTTTTACTACTTTCTTATTTCTTACTGTACATATATTTCTTACCTTCTTCTTTCCTATAAAATCAATAATAACATGGTCTTTTTTAACTTTTACATGTTTATTTTCCAATGTAGTTGTTCCATAAGATTTATATTTCTTTGAGTATCTTTCATTACCAATACGGAAATGACACTCCATAATTAACTTTAGGATTAATGCTACTTGTTTTTCTTTCGAGTCTTTGGTTGAATATAAGTCTTCATTAATTTTTTTATTAATTTTTGTAAATTTCTTACCGAATGCAGACATATGATCAAATTTTTTATCTTTTTGTTCCTCAATAAACGTTTTGTTATAAATGTATTGAGGCCTTTTTTCAGTATCGTAACCAATAGCCCTTACTTTTGCTGATTTTTTAATATTTATTTTAACATCATTGTAGGCTGGAGAAATATAGATATCATCAATGACCTTCTGAATGTATTTTTTATCGTTGATCTCTTTTCCCTTTTTATCATAAAATTTATGATAAAATTTCTTACCTCTTTTTCTAGAAATCTTACGTAGTATATAATCCTCCATATATATATTATATCTTATTTTTTATCTTTTATTTTTTTAAGTTTATAGCTAATTGTTATTTCACGATTGGTCCATAGATCATTCATTGCTTCATCTAATTTATCTTGTTCCGTCAAATATTTGGATAGATTTTCACGAATATTATTCTTATTCAAACCCTTTTTTGTTTTTCTTTCTTGACATTTTAACTTTCCATTCCCGGTATTTAGGTCTGTTACATTATATTGTGTCATGAATGTTGTAATCTCAGGTTCTAATTCTTTATTCCTTACCTTCTTAAGTTCCTTAATTTGAGATTCTAGTTCAGTAATTTGCGAATCAACATGTAACCATCGTTGAACTTTTTCTTTAAAGAATTGTATTTCATTTTGTGGTATTTGTTCAAATGGATTCATAATACTCATCTTTTTACTATTTACTTTTAAATTATTTAAAAAAAAAAATAAAAAAACATATCATGAACTATTTATGCAATCATATTTTATTGAAAGGGGTAAGGAAAGGTGAAAGATGTAATAAAAATGCTTGGTTCCCTTTCTTCTTTCCATGCTTCTGTAAACAACATGCTTTAATGTATAATATCCCTCTTACGAAAGAAGAAGTTGATTTATTTATCTCTAATAACATTTAGACAATACTCCTCAGTGTATTTACCGGATTGATTCACCTTATAATTCTTACCCTTATATTTCATATAATATCCATAGGGTCCAATATGGACTGTAATATCTTCATTTATTTTTTTAGGATATTTGAGAAACTTAATTGCATCCTCAAATGTAAATTCTTTCTCATCCATATTAATCATCTCTAAATACTTCTGGAGGCTCATATTTTTCTTCTGTTCCGCTTGATTAATCATTTGAAGATAAGGTCCATATCTACCATTTCCCATATATATTTTCTTTCCTTGTTTTTCACCAAGTAATCTTAGTGAACTAGTCTTTTTTAATCCCATTTGTTGATCAACTACATGAATAAATGATTCATATACTTTTCTTATTATTTCAATGTAATCAGCTTTACCAATAGCAATTTTATCCAGATCTTTTTCTACTCCAGAGGTAAATTCCTTGTGTAAAACATTTGAGAAGTGTTCTTGAAGATAGTGTAATACCTTTCTACCAAGAGGTGTTGTTTGAATCCTCTTTTTAACTACTTTTCCTTTTTGGACAATCGTTTTTCGAACCAATTGATTTTCTTTTGTCAATTGTAGTATTTTTACATCGATATCATCAGTCTTCATATCCTTAATGACAGTATATTTACGATTACCTAATGTCGATATAATACTTGCATAAGTGGATGGCCTTCCTATTCCAGTTTCTTCAAGAAGATTTACAATAGCAGATTCATTATAAAGAAGTGGTTTTAGACTGTCCTTTTCAGAACTAGTACATTCTTCAAGGATATATTCTTCCTGAAAGGAAGGCTTTTCTTCGAATGGTAGATCTTCTTCCTTCTTTCCATAGGATAGAAATCCTGGAAAGGTCATTTGTCGATAATTCGTTGTAAAATAACCATATTCTTTTGATTTTTCATTTGTAAGTTGAATACGATAAACATCATATTCAGCTGGTTTCATATGGGATGTAATTGTCCTCTTAAAGATAAGGTTGTATAGACGTTGTTCTTCTGGAGATACATCAAGTTCTTTTTTTAGCGTTGTCGGACGGATTGCTTCATGTGCTTCTTGTGCCCCTTTAACCTTCTTTTCATTTGGCTTTTGATAGTATTTGTTTCCAACGTAATCATTAATTTTAGTTTGGAAGTCTTCGGATACAAAAGTGGAATCTGTCCTCATGTAGGTAATGTGTCCATTTTCATATAGTTTTTGAGCGACATCCATTGTCATTTTTACAGGGAATCCAAGTTCATTTTGAGAAGTTTGTTGAAGGGTTGATGTAATGAATGGTTTTTTAGGATAAGTTTTATCTTTTTTCTTCGTTGAACTTACTACTTGAAATACTCTTTGCATTTTAAAACACTTGAATAGTTGTTTCATAAAATCATCATCAATCTCATAGTCTTTTATGAAAATATACTCGGCATCTTTCAAATCCTTAAACTTCCCTTTGATATCAAGGATTAAATCAGGTTCATACGATTGAATCATATTCTCCCTTTCTTCCAATAGGTTAAGTAGAGCACTTTGAACCCTCCCTGCAGAAAGGCCTGATTCGGAGGTATGAATATGTTTCCATAGACATGGAGAAAGTTTAAAACCAATTAAACGATCAATAATACGTCGAGCTTGTTGAGCATTAACTTCATTCATATTAATTTTGATAGGTTTTTTAAGGGATTCAAGGATTGCTTTTTTGGATATTTCTCGAAAGATAATACGATTCTTTTTTTCGATATTAACATTTAAAACATTTGCTGTATGCCATGCAATAGCTTCTCCTTCTCTATCATCATCCGCAGCAAAGATAACATTCTTACCAGAAGCATTCTCTTGTAACATTTTCACAACATCTTTTTTATCGGCGGTAACTTTGTAAGTTGGTTGAAAATCATTTTCGACATCAATCGACAACTTCTTCTTTTCCAAATCAGTAATATGTCCACATGAGGATTTAACCGCGTATTCATTAGATAAGAACCCTTGTATTTTTTTTGCTTTTGCAGGTGATTCGGTAATTAAAAGATACATAAAAACTTGTTTAATAAAATAAGTAAACAAACTATCAAATTTAATGGAAAAAACTATATATTATCCAGTAGCAGATAAAAAAGAAAATGGTATTCAAAATGATCATTTCCGCCTTCTATCAATTCAAAATATCCTTTTTGATCAAGGAATGACAAAAAAAGTGAATGAAGTCTGTGGAGATATAGCTAAAAAAGTAGGTATTAAGCTTCTTAAGAGGGATTCATTACCTCTTTTAAAGTGGGATAATGTTTTAAAAGATATTAAAAATAAGACTCCATTAGATCCAATAACAGTGAAACGATTTAAAAAAACAGATTATTATGAAGTAATCCAAGGAAGACACAGGGTTGTAGCAAGCTTACATGAAAAATACACTCATGTCCCTGTAATATTAATTAATTAATTAATTAAAAATTTGATTGTTATTTAATAACTATTATTAATAAATAACTATCAAATGGGTCGCGGAAATAAGAAAGGTGGAAAGAAGCATAAGCGTGGAAAGAAGGATGGATATGAAACAAAATTACTTCGGTTTAAGGAAGAAGGTCAAGAATATGCACAAATTAAGGCTTTGAAAGGAAATTGTCGTTTTGATGTTTTCTGTTTCGATGGAAAGGACCGTATGGCTACACTTTGTGGTACAATGAGGAAAAGGAGATTCGTGAATCAGAATGATATTGTCCTTGTCTCTCTACGGGATTTTCAAGATAGTAAATGTGATATTATTGATGTTTATGATGATACTCAAGTCCATTTACTCAAAGAAAAAAAACATATTCCGGATTCGATACGATTAGAAGAAGGAAATGAATTCACAGAAGATCTTGATGGTATTGAATTTACAAATGATATCCCTATGAGTGATGATGATGATGGCTCGGATGGTATTGATCTAGATGAGATATAAATTATTTCAATAATGAATACGTTAAGCAAACATAAGCAAAAAATCCAACAAAAATGGAATGTATCCATCTGTTTTTCATTTCGGAATAAATATCGGCCCATGCATCTGTTTGATCTTTGGAATAAAGTGAGTATATCATAAGGGGGCTCTTAGGGAATAGGTAATAGAATCCTAATTTAACTAAAAATCCAATTACAAGGAGCTTACAGAAGAGATGTTTTGTATTTTTGTTTTGGTGATAATATATATAGGAAATAATTCCTCCAAGCACGCTTCCTCCAAGATAAATCATTAGTCTCTCCTTGACAATACTTTCGTATTTATTTTTTTGACCTGCATCTAAAAGATTATAAAATCTTTTAAAATGATCTGTATCCCTGTTTTCAAATGTCATATAGATACTTGAAAAAAGTAGTGTTAAACCAACCAAGCAAAAGTTTACTTTCATATTATTATATTATATAATATAAAATTTGATTGATTCTATAATATATTTTATTATAGAATGAGTGATAAATATACGCATGCTGATGGGTGGACAAGTGATGAAACATTCAGGAGTATGAGAAGAAACGCAGAACAATATAAAAAAGTATCCAAAGAAAATATTCAATTAAAAAAAGATCTTGAGTTTTATAAATCTATTTTTCAAACACATTCAAACTCGGCTGTATTCAATTTAAAAATTAAAACGATCAATGGTGAAAGATTATGGGTCGATAAAGTTAAAATTCATACAGACTATCAACTATTAAACTCATTGGATAAGGATGCTGAAGTTTTAGAATGGATGAAACCAATTCCATGTGAGAGATAAAATTAATATTTAATGAGGCAAAATAGGATGACATTCCCAATAATATCGTTTAAATACAGAATGCAACGGTGTTTTTTCAGGATACATATAACAATCATCTTGTAAAGGTAAAACAATATTTAATTGTTCCTCTGGTGTATGGGGAATACTATCTTTTTTTATAATCTCTAGATCATTCAATGTATTTACATACTCTAATAAATCTACAAGTAATGGTGTAAAATGATATTGATAGTACCATTTCCAAGAAGGGCAGGTATTAAAGTAATAATCAACCGTCCAAACAATTGAACGTAGATATTCTTCACATAACTTTTTTTTATCTTGATCCAAAATCATTTCATAACTAGGATTATAATGAAATGTATCATAGAAATGATGAAGGTAATAATTTATTTTTGATTGAAAAATTTTATCTTCATTACCTCTTAGAATAATTGGTATATGGTTTTGAAACTCTTTGAAACGATCTTCTGATGTAGTAAGGCTTTTATGCGAATGATCCTGTATTTCAGAAGGGTGAGTGAGAATATTCTTTTGAAGAATTTCATTATAGATTCCCTGATATTTTTTTTGTTGGTTTCTTCTTATTTTTAAGATTTCATTGATTTTTCCTTTTTCTTTGGATGATAATTTTTTCAAAAATATTTTGAAGTTGAACAAATTAATTTTATTTTCATTGATTAGAAAGAATCTTCCGAAATGTTCTTCTTGTAGTGTATTGTATGTTTCTAATAGATGTTCCAACCCTCCATATCGGATATGAATACTTGGTGTATGAATAATAAAGTCATTTCCAATAAAGAAACAGATAAATAGATAATCAAGGAGAATTGTTTCATTGGATATTTGAAACGTATCTTTTTTTATAGTCGATAGTAGAGATTTTTTAAGGAGTTGAATATTAAAATAAATATAAGATGTTTCTAGATTTTCAATATTATATTCTGTTCTTTCCCTTAATAAATAAACATTATGTTTTCTTATCATCGAAAGCATAATAAGGTCGGCATCTAATCCATATACAGCATTTGTTGTATTAATTGGTAATGTATCCATATACTGCATAATTTTATGTTCACCTTCTCCAGGTTCGTTTGAATCAGAAAGAATCCAATTAACCTTTAATTCTTTACATCGGTTCTGTAAGTAAATACTTAGTGTATTCATAAAAGATGTCCCGGGTGTAATTTTATTCGTATCCCATATTTTTTTTTCTTGTGAGGATCGTAATCTTCTTTGTCTTTGTTGTTCCATTTTTGTTCGTGGAGCAGGGCCATCAATCGCTAGGTAGACTAGTTTTTGGACCTTTGTTAAAGAAATACATTCTTCTATTTTTTCAAAAATAGTGTTATACATTTCATTCTCATCCGTTTTATTTGCACAGCAAGGATGAATCGCACAATTCAGATCAAAAAATAAGTTATCGATAGGTTCATTGAATTGTTCACGGGGTAATATTATTTCAGGATAATCCTGTATAATATTCTTATAATAGGATGGTATTCCCATAGTACTATCAATAGAATGTTACTTTTATATACTAAAAAAAAAATATATTTAAATATATAAATGGATTTTGCGAATTTAAGTCTAACATCAATTAAATTATGTTCACCCGTTATAGTATTTATTGTTTATGTAATCGTATCAGGTGTTTCCTTATTTATGTCAAGAAATACATTGAAACGATTCAATGATCAAAAAATGGAAAACTTATACAACCTTTACTCATGGAGTGAAGTAAAACTTGTCATTGTTCTAGGAGTTGTTATTTATGGATTATGTCAATATGATCAAATGAACCTGGCATGGTTATTTTTATTACTACCTGTTATTTATATTATGTTAAAGAATATACTTGTATATTACAGTGTTTCAATTGCCCATCAGAATGCTCCAAAGGAACCAGAAGATTTAGTTAAACAAGTAGTAAGCCCTTCTGTCCCAAGTCCTGGTACGAGTGTTTATCCAAAGCCACCGATCGTAAAAAAAGAAGTTGATACGACTATCTTTGGTATGAGAGGTGATCCAGAAAGTGACAAAAAACCAATCATTAGTATTCCACCCACTGCAAAAAAAGAAGCGTTTACAGGTCCTAGTAGTCCACCCGGTGGTCCTCCACCATCGTCAAATGTTGATGAACTCCTTGGAGCAGGGGATAATCAATGGATCGATCAATTCGGACCAATGAGATAATTCTTTTTATAAAGTTTTGTTTTATAAAATTCTTTTTTAATTCATTTATTAGTTAATAAAAAAATGATTCTATTACTTCAATATAATGCCCATAACAGCAAGTCCAGAAGAAATGATGCATAAGAACATAAATATGGTAATAATTAATTGTTCAAGGGTAATTCCCTTCTTAAGAGTATCACTCCAAAATAAATATTTTGCTTTCGGGTCATAGGGTTTATAATGTGGTTCGGCATTTGATACAGCTCCAACGGTTGGGAAGGTTGTTCCAGCGGATATTGCTTTTGAAATCTGATCTGTAAGGACAACATTTCCATCCGTATTCTTATTTAAGCGGAATGTAACAACAACGGAACCTTCATTAATATCAAGGATTTCACACATAGTTGAAGTAACTGGAATATCAATATGTTCGGAAGCATTTAAGATGGTTACAATATCTGAGCAAAAGTTCTGTTCAAATGTATCTCTTATAACTGTTCCAGCTGAACCAGCTATTTCATCATAATCAGCATCAAGAGGCACCGTAATTGTAGGGGCTTCTGGGACAATACAACATACTTCTTCCGTTGTTCCTTGCGCTGGTAAGTATTCAGTTGATTCTCCATAGTAAGCCTTTTTATGGATTTTCCCTGTAGGACATGCAACATCTTCACTTGGTTCTGTATTATCCTTACATAGACCCGTACTATAACAACACTGTTCTTTATTCCAATGAGGGATTTCACTTGCATTATCCCGTAATATTTGAGGTTCGGGACATTTAAATGATCCTTGGCTATTAGGAAATTTTGTTGGATCAATGGCTTCATTATTCCCGGCCCCTGTTTTAAATACATCTGGAACTTGATTTAAATTGAGACTACGTAAAACATTTCCTGTAATTGGTTCATTGTCTATTTTATTTTCCCCACATTTAATCTTAGGACGACAACCTATTGATGCTATACGGTGTGTATGTTCATCAACACGTGGATCTGGATTGACATTTTCGATACAGGTTAACGAAGGACTAACACTTGTTTCACTTTGTTCCCATGCAGGGTCACATGTTACAGTTAGATCACTCGGAGAATAATAATTATCTGTTTGATTATTTAATGTTGTATTTGGAGAAGATACTCCATCAATAGCTTTCTTTACAACATAACCTTGTTGATTTCGACTATCAGGTGTAAATGGACATTGCCATTCACAGTTAGCTACTTCACATTCATCGGGGTTGGTTTTAGTAATACAGGTCGAAGAATCCCCGGTGGAACCTGGTTTTTCTTTACAGTTAAAAACAGATTGCGGTTTTAAACCAGGTCCGGGAGGTTCCATAAGGTCAATATAGTATTCACATGTTTTATCCAATTCACATGTATCTTTCGTACTATGTTTCATACAGTCCTTTTCAGTTTGCCCTTTACATACCCTTTTATTATTACTATCATCATACTTACATGTAGGGCAAGGCCTTACAGGGGGATCTTCACCACTATCTGAAACTTCGTCCACATTTACCTTTCCGTCACAATAAGTATCCGTAGGGTGTCCATAATCATACGCACTATTTAATTTACAAATATTACTATCTTCATCCCAAGTATACCCGGTATATTCACATATGTCTGTATTCCTTATACGGGAATTAATATCATGAGTTTTACAATCTAACCCTTCCCATATACCATTATTATATTCACATGTATCCATATTAGTTATTCCTCGGAAATACTTATATTTTTTAAATAGTTCCCCATCACTAATCATTTCTAATTCATTTACTTCTTTACGAATATAATTTTTAATCTTAACCTTATTAACTTCCTCTTTATTAAATCCAGTAATTTTTTCATAAATTGAAAGGGGGTAGATTCGATGGCCGGCCGCCGTGGGCTCAAACCCATTTGACAGTACCCCACCTTTATCTATATAAATTGTAAAGGTATAATTATCTTCAGATAATAGGAAGTCTCTAATTATCCCTATTTCTTTATCATAAAAATTACCTTCTCTTTTAACGATATATTCAATTACCCACTCATTTAATTCACCATCTTTAAGTGTTATACCATTAAGAAGTTTACTAAGTTTACTCTTCGGTACTTCAAAAATTCCTTCCGCTTGGGTACCAAAGGAAAATTCTCTTTCGGTGGAATCTTTTTTAAATATAGAGTCATATACGATCTGATGGGCGGTATTTGAGTCTGGAGAACACATCGTCCTTTCTAAAGAGCCTAACTCATTTGGTAAAGCATACTCGTGTTCAATTTCTTGTAATGTTCTATAACTACAGTCTTTATCCTTGAGTGTCTTGCTATCCGAGTACTCGCAGTCGCCGCCGCCAACCGTGCACTCATTACTGGTCCCGTGGAATGCACAGGGGGTACCCGAACTGTCTCCCGTGCCCTTGCATTGAGGCTTCTTCCCGTTAATGTAACGGACATCATTTGGTAAACATTTATATTGATTGAAAGTATCAATTGCATGACCGTCTAGTTCGATTTCTAATTTATATGGCTTCGCCTTAACGTTCGCAACGGCGACATCGTTATCGGTGCTCTGCTTCCATGGAAAGCAATTAGGAGTAATACTAGGGTCGCAACCTTCTTCCTGTTCAGTGTACACGCATGTCGCGGCGGCATTAGTGCACGTCGCCTCGTCGCCGTCGTTGGTCACAGCCGCACACGCCGGGTCCACCGACGCAGTACATGCCTCGGCCACGGCCGCGGTGTACACGCATGTCGCGCCGGCACTAGTGCACGTCTCCTCGTTGCCGTCGTTGGTCACAGCCGCACACGCCGGGTCAGAGTCGTCGGTGGACGCACATTCCTCGTCCACGGCCGCGGCGTACACGCATGTCGCGCCGGCATTAGTGCACGTCGTCTCGTCGCCGTCGTTGGTCACAGCCGCACACGCCGGGTCCACCGACGCAGTACATGCCTCTTTGGTAAGCATATCGCTATTCATATTGGTTTTAATAAGCTTATTAGTTACTATGTATATTGAATGATCATCATCCTTAGGAACGATAATATCTTCAACGATTCCGGCGTGGTGAGAAGGCTTCAACACGCAGTTGCCGCTCGCAAACTCGCCATCGTCCTTGTCCGTGCTGACTTCGGGGGAGGTGCCGTCGGGGGGGTTTACCTTCGTTAAAGTGACTGCGCTGGTTGATTCATCGACAATAACATTCAAGTCTATGTTCATGATTTCAGGCTCGAGATTACAAATCTCCCCCTCAGCGGAGACAATGCGCATAACATTATATTCTCCCACACCATCACCAATACCACTAATATCGTCGAGTGTAAAATTACCACTATTAAACCCTTGTATAGTCCTTCCCCAATCGGATATCAAATTAATTTTTAGTTCAAACTCTTTCATTGGCCTCAATAATTCTTTTATTTGATTTTTATTGTATCCTGGGTCAATTCCTTTCCACTGATCATCGAGCACGGGATCAGTCTGCCCCGTATTCCAATCCACCAATAATGGACTGTTCGAGCCCCCGACCTTGGGATTAGCCCCAGCAGTATTAATTTTTACCATATTTACTTCGTTACGTTCGTTCATAATATAGGTTATGTTCTCATCGTGAAAATTAAGAATTTTAAGTATATTATTTAAAATATTTACACCATCGTTGTAATTACTCGGTCGATCAGGTAGAACAGGTTCCTGATATTTGCACGTCGCGATCGCAGGGTCGATATTGTCGCAGGAGCCGGCAGCGGTCTCGTCGACATCGCTGGTCGTCTGGTCATCGGCGACGGCGGGGATCAGAATGCAGTTGACGGTGTCGTCGGACCTAACCGTTCCGTCAGCAACCAGCGTGGAGGTACAGCCTTCGGCGAAATGATCATGTAAATATTTCATTTTTTCATATATTTTCCACGCAGCTTTATAATATTTTAAGTATCTTTCTACCGCTTCCGTGGTGGCGGTTGGGCCGCCAACATTGCAAAGGTTTCCTTGTCTCCCGCAAAGCCCGGTCGGCGTCCCTGCTTTGAGTTTTTCCAGTTCTGCCGGTAATTCATTAACCCCCTCGTGATGTCCCCGAACAAATGTAGTGAGGAAATAATCAAAATATCCCTCAAGGGTAGTAATCGGATCGTATGCAGCACCACTATCTGCAGCCGTGGATACAAGTCCAGCTGCATCTACATCTACTGGGGGGGCGGTTGTTACCTCACCGCAGTCAGTAGTGCCAACCTTGTTCTTACCATCTTTCATGCAGTATGTTTCTATGTAATCGATATTAATTCTTCTATCACGGCATTTTTTATCAGTGGAGGAGGAACAAGTACCATTTTTAGTTAGACAACCTTTCCATACATCTTCTTTATAATAACACGAAGCATATTCAGCTCCTTTTATAAAATCCTTTTGCGAAACTGCGGGAGTTCCCGAAATAGTTTGTATTACACAAGATGCTGGTTCAACCTTATATCTCCCTGGATAATATTTTCCAGATTTACTTCTTTTAACATTGTTAATTGTAATCTTATTTTTTATAAAATCGACATCTGTTATTCTACTGTATATTTTTTCTGTACTACTATCTTTTAAACTAAACCCTGTATTAAAATTTTTTTTAAATTCTCTGATTGATGTTTCGCTGCTGGCTATTTTGTCTATTTCAATTATATCATTTTTTTTATATAAGTTACGGATATCGGATTCAAAGTAGATATCCATTTTAATATCATGAAACAATATTTCCCTTACTACAGCATCATTTCCGCTCGGTAAACCATCTATCGTATGGAATCCGCGGAACGTGGAATCGATCTTTCCTTTGAATTCTAATTTATCACCTCCTATTTTTCCAGGATCAACACCATCAATTTCAATTTCAATCATCCCATTTAAATACCTTTTTACACTATTAAGTGTATATTTTTCTGGAGCAGTTTTTAACTGTTTTCCCTCATCGCCCCTGTAGTTGAATTTGATAACATTGTCATCGACATGTTCGAGCTTATCTTGTACACGTTGAATCGCTTCTTCATTACCAGCAGGTATCACTTCTAATAATATAGTAGCTTTACCCGTAGAATATACTATATCTTTTATTTTATGATCCATTTCCTTTGCATTTTCAAAATATGCATTATAATCTCCTTCATAATTGATTCCATTTAAAATAGGATATTCTTCTGTAGATAATTGATACAAATTAGCATATTTACCCTTTTCATTATCTTCAACTCTATAAAGGTTCTTCCCTATATCATACACAAGTTTATTTGATGGTCTTAATCTACAATTAGCATGGGCGGCGACCGGACTATTAAGAGTTAAAGTATTTACATCTGGACCCGTAATAGTAATATTAACTTCTTCACCAGCATTATCACAAAGAGTATCACTACCAGGGATATTAACTATTTTCACAGTGTCTCCTTCATTGAAAAAGGGGGTATATTTATCATCCTCTATAGTAATAGTATCGGAAGAGGTGAACTCAAATAGAGGCCAGACATCTATGAGTGTTATTAAGTAGTGGACAAGGTTATTGATGATTTCTTCTTTATCGCCTTCTGTCTGACGGTCATAATTATAGATGATTTTATCTATTCTATCCTCAATATTTTTCCACTTACTATTATAATCATCGGGAGGATTATTAGTATGTGGCCTTTTCACTCGTAGTTCCCAATCATGAGTGGTAATTACCACGGGGGGGTCTCCTTTAGTTTCTAAAAAATCTATGATACTTTTACGTTTATTTAGGAGATTAACTTCATCCCTGGTATTGAGAATAGACTTTATATTAGCTTTAAACCCCTCATGAATAGTATAATATTCTTTACGTGATTGAAGGTGTGCCTTTAAAGTATCACGGCTGCTACCGCTATTTGCCTCCGCACTATTACGAAACCAATTGGATTTACAATTTTCGATTGCGTAACATCTATTGGTGGGGGGAAGGTACCAGTGACCCCCATCCACCGACTCGCAGCCTTCTTTATTATCGAGAGGAATATCATCACCTTCACACGGGTATCCGAAAGTATTTATATTTACCTCATTTCTTTTACATGTTATTTCTTCCCCATCATTGTTTAAGCATTTTCCAAGACTTTCATAAGTTCTTGCGCAATTATCACCAGGAAGTGTATATACACCATCACCATCAGTATCCTGACATCTCATCCATGAGTTGAACGAATTATGTCCGCTACTAGTCGACGGAACATCTAGTAATGGTGACGTTGATTGATCATTCACTAGAACTTCCCTTTTATATTTGTCTTTTTCAAGGTAAGTATCTAAATATTCTTTTTCACTACGAAAATCTTCTTTTACTCTACAACGTTCGTTAGGATCATGCCATTGACAAATTCCAATCTTCCCCGTCCATGTCCTGTTTCCTCTCGAAGCGTCTTCGCAATCACTCTTAGTTGCGGAGATTCCGTCACTACACTCCCCAGCGTCCTCACTTTCGCCGCAGCCAACAGGGCACTTCATAGTACTGGGGTCCCGTTCGCAATCCATAAACGTCGGTGTACAGCCTTCCGGGCACTCCTCCGTTCCGTCCGTGTTGGGGTCCAGGTCACACGTTTTGGTGTTATCGTTGGCGATGCCATCGCATCTCGTGATCTCCGTGGATGTGCCTGTACAATTCCCAGTCCACGTATGATATTTACATTCAGCCTCGGTATTTGCTTCTACTGAGATACCCGTACTACTATCTTTACATTCCCCGCTAAAATCAACTGTATGGCATTCAACTATTTCTTTGCCATCTGTTAAACACTTATTTCTTCCATACATCATTACTTTTTCGGCTGACGGAACATCCTGTTCGTTGTTGCATTCATCACCACATTCCTCTTTTGCTGCTTTCATTGCGAGAGTATCTATATTATCTTTACTCCCTGTAAAAATGCATTTTGCATCTTTATAATATTCTAAGTATTCTTCATAATCATTGGATAGAACATTACTTTTAACTTTATCACACAAATCGATCATATTACTATCACCGTCCTCGTCGGCACATGTTTTTAATGTTACATCATATTTATTTGGAATAAATGTTTTTTGGGCATCTGCTGGTCCTGGATACTTACCGCGTTTCTCACATGATTCTTTGTATAAATTTGTAATATCATTTTTAAACTTACTTCTTGCTCCGAGTTTGATTTCTTCACCTTCTCCCTTATCATTGAGAAATAAATTATTGTTCCCCCCTCTAACGTCTTCTTTATATTTTCTATGTTTTTCACTTATGACCCTTTGTAGGTTATTTATTTCAGTACTTTCATCAGAAGTATGTCCAGGTAGTTCCATTAATCCAGGTGTTTTATGTGGAATAATCATTCTTTCAGAAGATACACATTCTTCAGGGCCCATTTCCCCCCTTTTACATCTTCCATCTGGGTGATATCCTCTACGTTTACCACTTGCAGATGACCGCGTATTTTGAGAACAATAATTATTCATACAATTAATTGTATTTGGATATGTACAAATACCAGAAGTCTTAATATCATAATCTATGTCAGGTTCTCTTTTACCATTGATATCCCATATACACCCCCAATTATTACATGTTTCTTCGCTTGGTTGAGTTATTTGTTTACATATATCATCGCTCATATCCCCCACTACAGCATCTATATTTTCCCTATCTCCTAATATTGCTTTAATTGACCGATTATAACCACAATACGCCGAATCATTTGGTTCCCATTTACATGTAGGTTCATTAATACACGTTTCAACGGAGGAGTAGGCCTCGCATCCTTGGCTCGAATCGCGATTCTCGTGTACACATATACCATCGACACGGGTACTCCTTCTTGGTGTATAATCACATCTATCCTTCGGACATCCAAAAGTGTCTGGTTCTATGATTGAATATCTTCCTGTTTCCCTATTATCTCCTATTATCCAGCTACTTGGATTATTACTACCTACGCTTGCTTGACTACAAGTATAGGAAGCTTGTGTTCTCCCCCCGTCCTGGGTCTTTACCCCTTTTTTATTTGGTACGCATCTTTTTTCAAGTAAATCATCAGTGAATGTACTTGGATATGTCCACTCACAACCAACTTTCTTTTTACATTCAAATTCATCATTTACACCAGGTGTTATGTTACATTCTTCTGCTGTCCGTAAGTAATTAACTATTCCAGAATCTTTGGGGTTACATTCTCGTGAAGAAGGTTCTTCGCCGATACCAATACCTTGTAACGAGCAGAATTGTAGACTACTGTTACATTGAGAAAAATTCTTTAAATCACAATTTGGTGCTTTGCAACTTGACATACTAATATAATATACTATAAATTATATTATATTTTTAGAAAAAGGAGAGAAATATAAATATTATGCGAATATTATCAAAGAAATTAAAAAAGTAATTACTCCAACAATAAAATACCAAATCCAATCGGGCCAATGTTCAATATTGTACCATGAAATAATTTTAACATTTGTTACTCCACCGGATGTACTATATCCTATATTTGGTAATAATACTTTTCCACTGAATAGGTATGAAAAATATTCTTTTGTTATTGAAATATTTGTATCTTTATCAGGAATAATTTGAAAATCTATTATGATAGAACCTTTATATACTTTATTAATAACAACCTGTTTAGATGAAATATTTATTTTATTCTTTGAATTAATATGATTTGAAATATCTTTCTTAAAATTATTCTCAAATATTTTTCTTTTACCTGAACCATCTAACCCTGCGATTGAAAGAAAATCAGCATTAATAATAATTGTTCCAGAAATGGTTTTATTTTCTGAAATATGCGTTAATTCGGTCTCACTTTTATCATCTGGGTGACGGCAACATTTTTCTTTCGTACTCCCTATGACTTCTTCACTATTACTTACGGGTATTAATGGTTGTGGACAATTAAAATTTAAATTTACATTTTCATTACCTCTACATTTGATAGCTCCTTTACAACATTCAGCAATTGAATTGCCTTCTTCATTAGGTATAAGTGTCATTTCTTGAGGACAACTAATATCTTCCGCACTATTTGTATTCCCTGAACATAATCCCGTAATCTTACAACATTTTTCTTTTGAATTACCTACTTGAATAAATGGATTATCTATAAAATCTTGATTCGTAGCTAAACAATCGACATTTTCAGTTTTGTCTATATTTCCGTTACACATACCTGTTCCCAAAGGATGACCGGATTCTGTCCCCCAATCTCGTATTAATTCAGGAATAGTAATATAGCGATTTATAGTATCTAATTCTCTAGCATCATGTAATATTTCTAATGCTTCATTTAATAATTTATCTGCATCTTCAATTAGACCATTTCCCCTTATTAATTTAGAATCATCATATTTTTTAGAAGCCTTACTAATAAGGTAAGGTATTCCCCAGTATTTTTCTGCTAGAATAAAATCATTACGGGAAGTACAACATATTGATTGTCTTTTACTATGGGTTAATTCACTTAAACTTGGTTTTCCAACCATCCAACAATTCGGGTTTTCATCACCACTTCCACGGCACTCTGAAGGGATTATACTCGAATCTACTTTTGGCCAAGACCCATCATCGCATATTATGTCACGACTTGAATCTAAATTTCCTTGACACATTTCTGTCCGTTGTATACAACAATTACCTTCTTTTTCAATTTCCTCACATGTCGTTGTACCATCTTGACATTGGTCTATTATGAGAACATCATTCCTAAACCTTAACGGGTATTTTGAACAATCTACATCCTTCGTAGCATCAGTATTTCCTTGACATTTAATTCCTCTTGAACTTGTTCCTGAAGAATCTGTTCCATCGTCAGGATCATTACCTTCAATAACTTTTCCATTGATTAAATAATAAAGGATAAAAATAATTAGAAATAAGTTTAAAATATCTATCCTTTTCATTATAATTAATATATATATTTTACTATTATTTTTTTTTTGTAAGAATAAAAGTAATAATACCAAGAATAATTATTATTATTATATAGAGTATATAGTTTTTATTACTATCATCCTTTGTAAGGGCTTTTTTTAATTGAAGTTTAGTTTCATCTATTTTACGATCCATATATCCCTTTTTATATTTTTCATTTTCTGTTTGAAGTTCTTTAATCCTATTAATAATTGCTATATCTTTACTCTTTAATTCTCTCGGACAAGAAATATTTAATGGTTCAATATTGCAAATTCCATTGATTTGTTTCCTTCCATACGAAGATTCACATGCTCCCTCTGATATCATTCTACTACAGAGTAAAGTATTGAATAATAATTTATTATCACAACTAATATTTACTTTTCCTGATGGAATCATTATTTTAAACTCATCACAATCTTTATTTAAAGATGCTTTTTTTTCTGGTTCACTACATTCATTCTCAAGCATTCTTTGAATACATGTATCCTTTGTAATCTCTCCTTGAAAATTCTCATAATAATTATCTTGAAATAGAATGTAAAGAAGAATTACAAATGTTATGATTAATAATTGATTTATATTCATAAATATATATATTATAATTAAATATAATATAATAAATGTTACATCTATTCTTTCTTTATAGCTACCTTCTTATTGGTATAGTTATGATGCTCCTTCATAAAGAATTACCACTTATTTATTTATTTTGTTTAGCATTTTGTTCATTTAAAGTGATTACAAATTATCGTGTTTGTTCTGTTGCTTATTTAGAATGTAAATTAAGAGATATTAAGAGGAATGAATCTTATATGAATAAATTCTTAGATCCAATTGTTGATTTAAGGTATACAAATCATATCTATCTATTAACATTACTTAGCTTTATAATCCTAACATATAACTTTGTTTATTTAAAGAGATTCAAGGAAATGATGTAAATACTTAAAAAAAATGATAAGTATTATTGTATGAATTATTTATCCTTTGATGTCGGTATTAAGAATTTAGCATATTGTATTCTAACACCTGAAAAGAATATCGTGAATTGGGATATTATTAATTTAAATAAAAACCCAATATGTCAAGTCACATTACAAAAAAAATGTCAAAAACAAGCAACCTACAATGTTATGAATGATGAAGTTGAATATTGTTGTACAACACATAAAAAAAAGTTTAAGAAAGTAAAAAAAATAAAGGATACAAATCAATTGTTTCAATTATCTCAAATATGTTTAACAGAATTAAGTACTATTGATACATCGACAGTAAATTGTGTTCTTATTGAGAATCAACCTGCTTTAAAGAATCCGACAATGAAAAGTATTCAAATGATTATTTATACATTTTTTATTTTAAACGGTGTTATGAATGAAGGTTCAACGATTCAGGAAGTTTTTATGGTAAATGCTCGCAATAAATTAAAGGTTTACAAAGGGCCATATGTAATTTGCCCGTTTAATGAAGATAAGAAGAATAGATACAAAAGGAATAAGTTCCTAAGTGTAAAATATACGGAAAAAATGATTGAGGCAGAAGATAAACAATGGAACGAACAATTTCAATTATCAAAGAAGAAAGATGACCTTGCAGATTCATACCTACAAGGTATTTATTGGATTGAGAAGATTAAATAAATTATTTAAAGGATTTTCTTCATAGATTATGAAAAATGGATATTTTATTGGAATCCCTTCATAAATATTATGAAAATGAAAAGCATATAAATAAATTATTAGAAGTGACTGAAAATAATAATAAAATTTCTTTAAGGATTATTGATTGGTTTGTAACAAATTATTCAAAGAAGAATAATATTTATTATACTATTTTCCTTACTCCTGAAGGTGAAAAGACATTTAAAAGTGAAGGGAATCAAATTTATAAGCAGTTCAATACTTATCATTCTTATAAATCTCAATTAAAGTCTTATTCAAAGAAGAAGTTTGATCCATTTTGTAGAAGAAGGAGAATAAAATTTAGTTATTATCAAAATAAAAGTATTGAAACGACAATTGGTCAATTAAACTTTTTCAAATGGGCGATTGATAATTTAATTATTGATTATATTTTAGACAATTATTCAAGTATTGAGGAGGATATGACTACAAGTTTTATGAAAATAAAAAAACATAAGAAAAACTCAAAGGAAAGGAAAAAAAGACAGGAATTATCAAAATCAGCTTCCCGTGGATTAAATCAAAGAAATGTATCCGTAATTTTGGATTTTGACTAAAAAAAAATGTTTTCTATAATATAAAATGAATCAAGTTATTTCCCCAATCACCCAAGCCTTAAAAAAGAATGCAACAAACATTAATCTAGTATTATTAACACTCGTTCTTCTATTACTATTCCCCCTTAACCATTTTCTCCCGTATGATATTAAAGAAAAAGTTGAAACCGAATTAAAAACGCTCATGGAAAATGTTTGGATCAAAGTTTTCGTTAGTGTTCTAGTCTTTGCTGTCTTCCAGTCCGGAAATATTAATATGTTAGTCCTATTACTCTATTTAATTCACCACATCGCAATTCATCAATAAGTAAATAATTCATCTTTTTTTAAAAAAAAAATATAATCTATTATTAAAATGAACATTGAAAAAGGTTTAAGCAAAACACTTTCTCCATTCTCAAACTTTTTAAAGAAAAATAATAAAGTTGTCAATATGCTTTTGGTTACTTTATTAGTTCTTATACTATTCCCCATTGACCATTTCTTTACTTCAAATCCAGTCAAAGAAGTTCAAAATACAATTACCCCAATGTTAGGGAACCCAATGTCAATGGCTTTCCTAACATTATTAACATATGTTGTTTATGCTTCGAATGATACAACTATGTTTACATTATATATGTTCCTAATGCATTACTTGGTTATACATTCGGGTGGATCTCCTTCTAGAGGTCCCCCATCTCCCGCTCCTAAGAAAAGTCCACCTCCCCCTCCCCCCGCGCCTAAGAAAGCCCCACCCCCCCCACCTAAACCCCCACCTCCACCTCCACCTCCAG